TGCAGATTTTGGTCTGTACGGAACCGGGGGGTTTCGCGGCTTCCCCGAAATGGGGTTTGACCTGCGGTTTTGCTGATACCTTGTTGATTCCCGAAATGGGAGGAATGTCATGCCACCCCTACCTAAAGATCCTTCTGTGCGCGCTCGGCGCAATAAGTCGTCGACGCGGGCTACGTTGTCTGCGGATCATGATGTGGTCGCTCCTGAGTTGCCGGATGGTGTGGTGTGGCATCCGTTGACGGTGCGTTGGTGGAATGACATTTGGGCGTCGCCGATGGCCCCGGAGTACACCGATTCGGATATCAACGGGCTGTTTCGTGTGGCGATGTTGTACAACGATTTTTGGACCGCGGATACCGCGAAGGCGCGGGCGGAGGCTCAGGTTCGGCTAGAGAAAGCCGATACCGATTATGGGACGAATCCGTTGGCTCGCCGCCGGTTGGAATGGCAGATTGAGGCGACGGAGGATTCCAAGGCGAAGGGGTCGAAGCGGCGGAAGTCGGAGGCCGCGCCCGTGAGTCATCCTGATCCCGGTGACGATCCGCGCCTGAAGCTTGTGACGTAGCGGTTCGACCGAGGCAGCTTAGATGGCTGTACTTCAGGTGCCGGCCGTGGATTTGGCGTTCCCGACGCTGGGTCCGCAGGTGTGCGACTTCATTGAGGATCGGATGGTGTTCGGCCCGGGCTCGCTGTCGGGTCAGCCTGCACGTCTCGATGACGAGAAGCGCGCGCTGGTGTATCGGCTGTATGAGTTGTATCCGCGTGGGCACCGTTTGGCTGGCCGTCGGCGGTTCGAGCGGGCCGGTGTCGAACTCAGGAAGGGTGTAGCCAAGACCGAGTTCGCGGCGTGGATTTGCGGTGTGGAGTTGCATCCAGAGGCGCCGGTTCGGTGTGACGGTTTTGACGCCGCGGGGAATCCTGTGGGTCGGCCGGTGCGGTCGCCGGTGATTCCGATGATGGCGGTCACCGAGGAGCAGGTGTCGGAGCTGGCGTTCGGTGTGCTGAAGTACATCTTGGAGAACGGCCCCGATGTTGATCTGTTTGATATCAGCAAGGAGCGGATCGTCCGGTTGTCGCCTTCGGGTGGCGAGGATGGGTTCGCTGTTGCTGTGTCGAATGCTCCGGGGTCTCGCGATGGCGCGCGGACGACGTTTCAGCATTTCGATGAGCCGCACCGGTTGTTTATGCCGAGGCATCGTGACGCGCACGAGACGATGTTGCAGAACATGCCGAAGCGGCCGATGGAGGACCCGTGGACGTTGTACACGTCGACTGCTGGGCAGCCTGGTCAGGGCAGCATCGAAGAGGACGTGTTAGCTGAGGCGGAGTCGATCGCCAGGGGTGAGCGGCAGGACCCGTCGCTGTTCTTCTTTCGGCGCTGGGCCGGTGATGAGCATGATGATCTGTCCACCGTGGAGAAGCGTGTCGCCGCTGTCGCGGATGCCACTGGCCCTATTGGGGAGTGGGGGCCGGGGCAGTTTGAGCGGATCGCGAAGGACTACGACCGCACGGGTATTGACCGCGCTTACTGGGAGCGGGTCTATCTGAATCGGTGGCGTAAGTCTGGCTCTCAGGCGTTCGATATGACGCGCCTAGTGCAGTGTGATGAGACGGTGCCGGATGGAGCGTTCGTCACCGCTGGGTTTGACGGGTCGCGGTGGAGAGATGCGACGGCTGTCGTGGTCACTGAGATTGCGACGGGACGCCAGATGTTGTTGGGCTGTTGGGAGCGGCCCGAGAACGTCGAAGAGTGGGAAGTCCCTGAGCATGAGGTGACAGCGCTCGTTGTGGACATGATGTCGCGGTTTGAGGTGTGGCGCATGTACTGCGACCCGTGGGGCTGGGATTCGACGATCGCCGCGTGGGCGGGTCGTTTCCCGGATCGGGTTGTGGAGTGGGCGGTTGGCGGCGGCGGCAGTTTGAGGCGTGTGGCTGCTGCGACGCAGGGTTATGCCGATGCATTGGCGACTGGCGACGCGGCGCTGGCTGCCAATGTGTGGCGACCGAAGTTTGTTGAGCATATGGGTCATGCGGGGCGGCGTGAGCTGAAGCTGGTGGACGATACAGGCCAGCCGCTGTGGGTGATGCAGAAGCAGGATGGCCGTTTGGCCGACAAGTTTGATGCTGCGATGGCGGGGATGTTGTCGTGGGAGGCGTGTGTTGATGCGCGTCGTGATGGTGCACGTCCGCGCCCGAAAGTGTTTGCGCCTAGACGGATCTACTAGTCGCCATAGAGACAGAGAGGGGGTCAGCTGTTGACTGCTTCAACGCCAGCGGAATGGCTCCCGGTATTGACGAAGCGTATCGACGACGGAATGTCGCGGGTGCGTTTGTTGGCGCGTTACTCCAATGGGGATGCTCCGCTGCCCGAGTTGACGAGGAACACGTCTGCGGCGTGGCGTTCGTTTCAGCGTGAGGCGCGCACCAACTGGGGTCTGATGGTGCGTGACTCTGTTGCTGACCGGATCATCCCGAATGGCATCACGGTTGGTGGTTCCGCCGATAGTGATTTGGCGTTACGTGCACGGCGCATCTGGCGGGATAACCGCATGGATTCCGTGTGTAAGCAGTGGGTCAAGTATGGGCTGGACTTCGGCGAGTCGTATTTGACGTGCTGGCGTCGTGATGACGGTACGGCGACGATCACAGCTGACTCTCCTGAAACGATGGTTGTCAGCGTTGACCCGCTGCAGCCGTGGCGGATCAGGTCCGCTATGCGGTGGTGGCGGGACCTCGATGCCGAGTCGGATTTTGCGATTGTGTGGTCGGGTGACGGGTGGCAAAAGTTCGCCCGTCCGTGCTTTGTGCAGTCGTCGTCCCGGCGCAGGCTGGTGACGCGAATCTCAGACTCGTGGGTTCCGGTTGGTGATGCTGTAGTGACCGGTTCGCCGCCGCCGGTGGTGGTGTACCAGAACCCTGATGGCATGGGCGAGGTGGAGCCTCACATTGACATCATCAACCGGATCAACCGGGCTGAGCTTCAGTTGTTGTCCACGATGGCGATCCAGGCTTTCCGTCAGCGGGCGTTGAAGTCGACGGAAAATGGGTTGCCGAAGGTCGATGAGAACGGCAACGCGATCGACTACGCCTCGATCTTTGAGGCCGCGCCGGGAGCGTTGTGGGAGTTGCCCCCTGGGGTTGATATCTGGGAATCGCAGCCGAACGACTTCACTCCGATGTTGTCGGCGATAAAGGAGCATATTCGACAGCTGTCGTCGGCGACTAAGACTCCGTTGCCGATGTTGATGCCGGACAGCGCGAACCAGTCAGCTGAGGGTGCGCACAACATTGAGAAGGGCTTCTTGTTCAAGTGTCAGGATCGGCTTTCGATTGCGAAGATCGGCCTGGAGGCCATCTTGGTCAAGGCGATGCAGCTTGAGGGCGAGGCCGTTGAGGACACAGTGGATGTGTCGTTCGAATCTCCAGATCGTGTGACGCTGGGGGAGAAGTATGCTGCCGCCTCTCTGGCTAAGGCGGCCGGCGAGTCGTGGGCGTCTATCCGGCGGAATATCCTGAACTACAACGCCGATCAGATCAAGCAGGACGATCTTGATAGGGCGCGTGAGCAGATAACTTTGTTCGCCGGCAACTCGGTGCAGCGCCCCCAGGAAGATGGATCACGCTGAGTATGCGGCTGCGACCGCTGAACTGAGGCGCAGACTGCTCGAGTATGTGTCCGCAGCGTGGACATCGGTAACGCTGTCTGACAGTGGACTGCGAGAGCTGACATCTTCGGTGGCACCGGTTGTCCAAGCGGCCCAAGAGTCGATGGCGGCCATGACTTCGGTGTACATCGCAGAAGTCACCCAGCAGTCACCGGTGCAGGCCGTCGAGGTTTCCGCGATTCGCGGTGTGCCGTCGGAGACGGTGTACGCGCGACCTGTGATCACAGCACGTACGGCACTGTCGGAAGGTAAGAGCGTCGCAGCGGCACTCCGGGCCGGTCAGCGTCGTATCGAGAACCTGGCGGGCACCGACCTGCAACTTGCAAAGACGCACCAGGCTAGGTCGTCGTTCGCCCGCAGCGGTGTCCAGTTCTACCGCCGCGTCTTGACCGGCAGCGAGAACTGCGCGCTGTGTGTCATCGCATCAACCATGCGGTACCGCAAAAACTCGTTGATGCCCATTCATCCGGGCTGTGATTGCGATATTGACGTGATCCCGCCGGGGATGGACTTCGACACGATCAGCACGGAGCTTCTCAACGAGACGCATGACCAGGTGAAGGCGTTCGCGAGTATCGCGGATCGCGGCGGACGCGCCGTTGACTACCGAAAGTTGATCGTCACTCGGGAGCACGGCGAGGTTGGGCCCGTCCTCGCATGGCGTGACCAGAAGTTCTCAGGCCCCAGAAGCATCCAGCGCTGACCCCGGCGGTCTGGATAACGCACACATGGCCCGTAACGGGCATGTCACAAAGAAAACCCATCCGCAAAGGAAACAAACCCTCATGTCTGATGATGTGACAGCAGAAACGTCGGAACACAGCGCCGTAACGGAGCCAGTGGAACCGGCAGGCGACCAGGACGCAACCGCCACGGTTGAGGAGCCCACGCAAGCTCCGAAACCAACTGAGACGGTCGAGTTCTGGAAGAAAATGGCCCGCAAGAACGAGGCGCAAGCCAAGGAGAACTTCGCGGACGCCAAGAAGTGGCGGGAGTCGCAGGAAAAGATCGGCGACGACCCGCTGGCCCGGATCGAAGAACTGGCACGAAAGTTCGAGACGGCTGAGCGTGAACGCATCCGAAGTGATGTGGCGCGCGAAACGAAAGTCGACCCGGAGTTCATTCATGGCGATACCGAGGAAGAGATGCGCGAATCCGCCGACCGGTGGAACGAATTCGTCAACAAGCGGATCGAAGAAGCGCTGAAGGCCAAAACGGCATCGTCGGCCGTGCCGACGTCGGAAGTCACATCAGACAAGAAGGTTGAAGGCCCGAAGCCTCTCACCCCGGCTGAGTACGCGGCGCTGCCGCCTGCCGAGCGAAAGAAGGCGCGCGAAGAGGGCCGACTTGACAGCTATCTACGTGGAGAACTCCACTAACACAGAAGGGAGCCAAAAATGGCTTTCAACAACTTCATTCCTGAACTCTGGTCGGACATGCTCCTGGAGGAGTGGACCGCCCAGACCGTTTTCGCCAACCTCGTCAATCGCGAGTACGAAGGCACTGCAAGCAAGGGCAACGTGGTGCACATCGCTGGCGTGGTGGCACCTACCGTCAAGGACTACAAGGCCGCTGGTCGGCAGACCTCGGCGGACGCCATTTCTGACACCGGCGTCGATCTGCTCATTGACCAGGAGAAGTCGATCGACTTCCTGGTCGATGACATCGACCGTGTTCAGGTCGCTGGTTCGCTGGAGGCCTACACCCGGGCGGGCGCCACAGCTCTGGCCACCGACACCGACAAGTTCATCGCCGATCTTCTGGTGGACAACGGGACCGCGCTGAGCGGTTCGGCACCTACGGACGCTGATGACGCGTTCGACCTGATCGCCACGGCGCTCAAGGAGCTGACGAAGGCGAACGTCCCGAACGTGGGGCGTGTCGTTGTCGTGAACGCGGAGATGGCGTTCTGGCTGCGGTCGTCCGGGTCGAAGCTGACCAGTGCGGACACCTCCGGCGACGCTGCTGGTCTGCGCGCGGGCACCATCGGGAACCTCTTGGGCGCCCGGATCGTGGAGTCGAACAACCTGCGGGACACCGACGATGAGCAGTTCGTCGCGTTCCATCCGTCGGCGGCGGCGTATGTGTCGCAGATCGACACCGTTGAGGCTCTGCGGGATCAGGACAGCTTCTCTGACCGGATCCGTGCTCTGCATGTGTACGGCGGCAAGGTTGTCCGCCCCACTGGCGTGGTCGTCTTCAACAAGACGGGCAGCTAGTGCTCGCTACTGCCGATGATGTTGCCGCGGCGCTGGGGCTGTCCAGCGCCGCGGACCTCACTGATGAGCAGTCAGCCCGGGCCGACGCGCTGCTGGAGCGTGTCAGCGATGCGTTCCAGCGCGCGTCGGGTCGAGTGTTCACCGATGGCGTCACCCGCGTGCGGGCGAACGTGGTCAATGGCAGGGTGTGGCTTCCCGGCCTCGTGGTCGAGGTCCGCAGCGTTGAGGGTATCGACGGCGCTGCTGTGGATTTCACTCAGGATGGTGACTATGTGGACGTATCCGAGAATGGGCGTCCACTGGTAACCGGAACGGTCGTGGTGGTTGAGTACGTCGGCGGCGGCGCGCCGGAAGCCGTCACGGCGCTCGTCGCGTCTGTGGTTGCGCGACATCTGACGGTGCAGCCCGGTTCGGTGCAGTCGCAGGCCGTATCACTCACGGCTGGTCCGTTCACTCAGCGCAACGCAGAGTGGGTCTCAAGCACCTCATTGTTCACCGCCGATGAGCTTGCCGAGGTTCGCCGGTTCGCGCATCCCATCCCGACTATCACGGTGCATCGGCTGTGACGTTCCCTGTTTCGTTCACTGTGACGCACTACCCGCACGTGGGTGATGATTCGGATGGGCTGGGGAACACGATCCCGGTGTTCGGGCCTGGTGTTCCGGTGGGTGCTATTCAGTTGGCGCCGCATGTTCAGGTGGTTGGTTCGGCGACGATGACCGAAACGGAAGTTGTCGATGTGGACCTGTATTTGCCGGTGGGTTCGCCAGTGGCGGTGAAGGATCGTGTCGAGTTCGGCGCGGACGTGTTCGATGTTTTAGCGGTTCGGGACTGGACATTGGGGTTCCACGGCTGGGCACCTGGTCTGGTTGCCGAGTTACGAAAGGCGGCTTAGCTGTGGCGAGTGGCCCTACAAAGAAGAATCCGCTGGCGAAGTTCGGTATCAGTCTCGACGACTTCGACAAGCTGCCCGAGGTGAATCAAGGCGTCAACGAGTTCATGGATGAGGTTGCCGCCGCGTGGAAGCAGAACTCTCCGGTGTCGTCGGGCGATTACCGCGATTCGGTTCAGGTGACGGAACGCTCCACGAACAAAGGCCGCGGCAAGGTGGGCGCGACCGATCCGCAGGCGCACCTTGTGGAGTTCGGGTCGGTGCACAACGACGAGTATGCGCCGGCCCAGAAGACGGCTAAGCAGTTCGGCGGCACCGCTTATGACGATCGATAGCGCTCCGAGTATTCACCGCGTGCTGGTGGAGTGGCTTTCTCCGCTGGGGAAGGTTTCGACGCGCAGGGTGGCGAATGATCCGTTGCCGCACCGGGTTGTGCGTCGTGTTGACGGTGTGGATGCGCCTGAGGTTGCGCAGGATGTGGCGGTTGTGTCTGTGCACACGTTCGCCGCTGGTGATGCTGCCGCCGACGTGGAGGCCGGTTTGACGCATCAACGGATGGTTGAGCTGTCGTTGAATCCGTTGACGTTGATCACCCTTCCGGGGGGTGTGCTGGTGACGATTGATTATTGCCGGTCGTTGATGGCTCCGATTCCTGTTGAGTACAGCGACGATCCGCATGTTGTTCGGTACGTGGGCCGATACGAGGTCGGCCTGCCGTACCTGTCCTGAGTTTCAGCCCGAAAACAACCAAAGAAATAAAGACCCCTCGCCCGAATTTCTGGGTCTTGGGTCTTTTTTGTTTCGCCGGAGTTCTTTTTGCAATCCGGTCCCCCCATCATGATCTGAGAGGAGCGTCCTATGACGCAGCCAATGACCGGCACCGACTGGACCGCCGGCGGATTCACTGACATTCACAAGCCGTTCATTGAACGTGGCGGTTTGCAGGCGGTGTTCATTCGTGACAACCGCGGCGCCGCGACGGACATGTCGCCGTTCGAGGATGACTGCGTGACGGTGAAGTGGTCTCCGTTCGCGCAGGACGGCAAGATTCGCGACGACCTTTTCATCCGCCGCAAGGTGAACGGCAAGTACGAGTACAACACCGACCCGAATGAGGGCTGGTGGCACATCGGCTGCAACCCTGAGGATGGCGGTGCTGAGCGCACCCCGGATGTCACGTCTGACGATTTGATGGTGTTGCAGTCGAAGTTCCCGGTCGATTCTGAGGTGACGGAGAAGTCGTATTCGGTGCGGTTCGTGGCGCTCGGTACGGCTGATCCGCTGATTCACCGGCTGGAGTCGGAACTTCCGTTGTGCGACAACGACGGTAATCCGCTGGTCGCGCTTCCCGGTACCCCTGACTACGGTGAGGGTCCGCTGCTGGACGCTGACTCGGCGGAGTACCAGCTGCTGCTGCTGTATGCGCGCCGCACCTCGGGCGGGTTCATTTACCGCGCTGAGGGTTATCCGGCGGTGAAGCTGGACGACCAGGCGTCCAAGCAGCGGTCGAAGACCGATCCTGATACGGCGGACCTGACGTACAAGGTGCTGCCGAACGAGTACTTCATGCGGCCCGATCCGGCTGGGACGATTGCACTGGTTCCCGGCTACTTCTACGTGTGGATGGGTGGCCCCGGATGGGCTGAGCAGTACTCGGACGGCAGTTAGCCAGAAAAAGCCCCTGCCGGGTGGGTGTTTGTGGCGCGCCGCATGGTGCGTCCGGGGCTGGCCCCCACCCGGCAGGCCCCTCTCCCTCAGCCCCGTCTTTCAGCCCCGTGATTGCGTGAAAGGAAGCCCCAAATTCTCATGACTACTTCGAAGCCCACCAACAATGGCGCCGCGGCCCGTGAGCAGGCCACCGAGTTTGATTCCCCGTTCGCTGATCGTGTCCTTCGGTTCGACGACGGAACTACGATGTCGATCCCGCCTCACCCGAATCTTCGGATGCTCGACGACGACGCTCTGGAAGCTTACGAGGCGTACCTCGAAGAGATCGAAACTTACGACCGGGAACCTGACCTGTACATCCCGGAGCAGACAGTTAAGGACCGAGACGGCAACGAGATGGTCCTGCCGGCGGAGACCCGACCCGGCGCGGTGAAAGGCCCCCCGTACTACAAGGACGGTAAGCGTGTGTCGCCGCCGCGTGAAGTGCGGATCGTTCAGGTCGTGCTGGGAATGGACACCTACGAGGTGTTGCGGTCGAAGAAGATCAACGGGCGTCCCGCTGGTGCGCGTGATGTGTGGCGGGCGTGGACGGAGCAGGGTTTCTCGATCGCGGAGCGAGCTGAGTCCGACTCGAAAAGTGATGGAAGCCCAGTGGTTTTGGAGACTGTATCCGAGGCAGATAGCGAGTGATCTGCGGCGCTTCTTCGGTTTGAGTGTTGCGGATTGGCATCAGGGCAGGCTGTCCAGTTTGGAGTTGCTTGACCTGTTCGGGGTGCGGTTCGTGGACAACACCGAGGAGCGCGTTCGGGAGTTGTATGTGGATTTCGCTCCTGTTGATGGAGCGGTGGCGCGGGCTGTTCGTGGTGGGCGTTGGTCTGAGCCGGAGTTGATCGCGGCGGAGACGTATAACGAGATCGCCAGGTTTCGAGCGTCGTTTCATGCGTCGAAGAGTCGTAAGGCTGTGTATGAGCCGTTTGCGTTTGAGGATCCGGTTGATCGGCTGGAGAAGGCGCGTGCGTCGGTTGAGGCGCATGAGTTGCAGCGTGAGGTTGAGGCCGATCTGTTCGGCTGGTGACGGGGAGGTGAGTGTCTGATGCCTATCTACGTGGACATTATTTCCCGTCTTGATGAGCGTGCTGCTGCGGTGGCGGCGAAGAACATTGAGCGTGAGATGGAGGCGGCTGGGGCGCGCGCGGGGTCGTCTGCTGGTCGTGCGATCGGTGAGAATGTGGGCCGGGAGGCTGCGGCTGCGGGGCGTAATGCTGGCGAGCAGTTGTCGCGTGAGGTTGATCGTGCGACGCGTCAGGCGGGTTCTCGTATTGTTGATGGTTTTTCGTCGCATGGTGTGTCGGCGGGCCGGGGGTTTGGTTCGTCGTTTGGTTCGTCTCTTGCGTCGTCGTTGCCTGTGGCGGGCCGGTTTTCGGCTGCCCTGTCGGGGTATGAGGGTGCGGCGTCGAAGGCTGGCGCGTTGGCTGGTCGTGCGTTGGGCACGGCGTTCACGGTCGCCGCGACGGGCATTATCGGCGCCGCCGGTGTTGCCCTGTTCAAGGGGTTTGATCGGTACAAGTCTCTTGATGCGACATCGCATCGCCTTGCCGCGATGGGGAACAGCGCCGAGCAGGTCAAGACGATCATGTCGGATATCAACGAGGTCGTCGTTGGCACTCCGATTGCGTTGGACGAGGCGGCGAAGGCTGCTACGCAGTTCCTTGCTGGTGGGGTGAAGCAGGGTCGCCCGTTGCAGGCGGCGTTGACGGCGATTGCGGACGCGGCGGGTGCATCTGGGCAGAAGTTCGGCGACCTGGCCGTCATCTTCAACCAGGTGTTCAACAAGGGCAAGCTGCAGGCTGAAGAGATGTTGCAGCTCAATGAGCGTGGCATCAATGTTCAGGCGGCGTTGCAGAAAGAGTTCGGCCTGACGAGCGCTGAGATTCAGAAGATGTCGAAGGACGGCACGATTTCGTTCGGCATGCTTGTGCAGGCGATTGAGGGCCAGTTCGGTGGCATGTCGAAGAAGCTGGCCGACACTGTTGACGGCGCCTTGTCGAACATGAATGCCGCTGTGGGTCGTGTTGGGGCGAACTTCATTTCGGCGCTGTTCGGTGACCCGCTGGATACGACGGAGGGTCCTGGCGCGCTTGCCAAGTCGATCAACAATGTGACTGACAAGCTGAATGACCTGAACGCGTGGATCGTCGCGCACAAGGACGACATCAAACGTGTGTTTGAAGACGCGGTTGATGCTGCGCAGGACCTGTGGAACACGATCCGTAGGGTCCTGGACGTCCTTAGTGACATGGGCATCGGCGTCGGGACTGTCGCAGCGGCGTTCATTGCGTGGAAGTCCGTTGGCGTGCTGACGACGGTGGGGAACCTGGTTACCGCGTTGGCTGGCGCGAACAACCATCTGAGGCGCATGCCGGGTCTGGCTGCTGGTGCAGCGGGGGCGATCCTCGCTTTGGTGCCGGTGATCAACCAGGTGAACGATGCGATCAAGGACTCTCGGTTTGATAATCCGTACTACAGCGGGCCGGATGGGCAGCTGACGCCAGCGCAGTGGGAGCGGCAGGCTGCCGATAATCCCGAGGAGCTACGGCGTCGGCAGGCGTGGATTCGTACCTATCTTGCGCCAAAGCTTGGTCCTGATGAGATTCTGTTGGACCTGTTGGATGATCCGACGGCGTGGCAACGTGCGGGAGGTTTTACCGCGCCGTGGGGCGTCCCGGGTCGCCCGGACACGCCTGACTGGCAATCAACACGCACGGGCGGCGGCAACGGGCCTCACGGGCGCCCCGGTGGCAGTAGCGGCACTGTGGGTGATGGCCCGTTGGCTGATCTGTTCCCGGGCGCGGTGGGGGCTGATGGTGGTAGTGGTTCCGGCCCGAAGTTGCCGGATGCGCCTGTGTTGCCGTATGACACGACGTTGCCGCCGGGGATTGCTGGTATGCCACCCGACGCGGCCGTGTTCTCCGCTGAGTCGTCGTATCTGGATGCGCGTCACAAACTGGCGGAGAAGCGTGCCCGCGCCGCCCAATTGGAGCAGTCCACCGAAGCCACCGAGCAGGACCGCCTCAAGGCCCGCAACGATGTGATCGAAGCTGAACGCGACCTTCAGGCCGCCGAGATGCGTATGAGTGATGCCCGCGCGAATCAGTACGAGAAGCTGACGAAGCAAACCGACAAGCATGTCAAGGATTTGGGGCAGATCGGTGCCGAGCTTGATCAGGATTTCGGTATCTCGAAGGGTTTGGCGGGGATCGCGGAGAACATCACGAAGTTCGTGGCGAATCTCGCTGCGGCACCGTTGTTGGGGCAGTTGCAGGCCATTTCGGCCTATAACCCTACTCAGGGCGGGCACGGGTTGATGGGTGTGCTCGGCGCGCAGGGTGTGTTCGGGCCGCAGTACCAGAACAACCAGTACGACCGGGGCTCCTACCCGTCCGCCGGTACGACCGGTGTGTCCATGACGCCGATCGGTGCCTATCCCGGCGACGCGGCGCTACTCGCCAACGTTCCGGCGGGCCGGTACGCGCAAGTCCAAGCGGCTGACCTCACGCAGGGTTTGGGTGACTGTTCCAGCGCTGTTGAGGATCTGGTCAACATTCTCGATGGCAGGTCCACCGAGGGTAGGTCGCTGTCCACGCATAACGCTGATCAGTGGTTGCAGTCCCGAGGGTTTGTGCCGGGGTCAGGTGGGCCAGGCGATTTCCGTGTCGCCTTCAACCCCTCGCATATGCAAGCCACCTTGCCTGGTGGCACGCCGTTCAACTGGGGCAGCGATTCCGCTGCCGCGCGGCGGGGTATCGGCGGCACGGGCGCGGATGATCCGTCGTTGACGTCGCGGTATTACCGGCCGGTGACGTCGGTCCCTGGCGGGTCGGCGGCGGCGGCTCCGGGGTTGTACAGCCCGCAGAACACCAACCCTGCGTTGAATAACCCGCCGGCTCCGGTGTCGTCGGGTGCGTGGGCGACGAATCCTGCGCCGCTGCCCACCACGGGCGGCGGTGGCGGCCCGATGGCCGCTGGCGCACCGCAAGGACTGTTCACTGGCGGGCCGACGAACACCACCAACATCGGGGCGAACGTCGCACCGTATGCCGGGTCCGGTTCCGGTGGTATCGGCATGGACGGTGGTGGTGCGCTTGGCATGGCGGTGCAGGCCGGTGGTATGGCGCTGGATGCGATGGCCCCGGGTGCGGGTCAGGCCGCGCAGACTGGGGTGAAGCTGATCAACCGTGCCATCGAGTACGGCGGTCAAGTCGCCGCGATCGGCGCCCAAGGGTTGATGGAAACGTTCTTGCCTACGGGTGGTTCGGATTTGGCGAACAACAACTGGATCACCCGCATTGCCGGGGGGATTGCTGGTGCGGCCCCGGCGTTGCCGAACCTGGCCGGCCAAGCATCCCAGCAGCGCAAGGACATTGATCCGCAAGCCACAGGCCAGGGTCAAACCCAAGTCAACCAGGGTGGCGACACGAACATCACGGTCAACAACCAGCGCGCCACCGAAGACGGTACAGGCCGCGACATCGCGTATCACCTGCAAAACCAGTACGTCATGCCGGGAGGGTAAATGGCTAAGAAGCATTACCCCGCCACTGGTGTAACCCCGCACGGATGGTATGACCTCGCCAAGGGTGAAAAGCCGATGATGTGGCTCGACGCCTACGACGAGTCGATCACTTTCCACATGATGGGCGGGATGGCGGTCCCTGACCGGGTTGTAGCCCCGGAGATGGTGCACCTCACATCACTCAAGGGGTTGATCCCGCCGTGGAAGCACATCGACCAGAAGGGCGCCACCGAGGACGGAATCACCAATATTGATGCGCTCTACGACCCGATTGAGGTTGAGGTGGGGGTGGAATGCCGTGGCCGGTCGCCGAAGTGGACGCGCAGGGTCTACCGCGATCTGGTCGCGTCGATCGACGCGAAGCAGGAATCGACGTTGAACTTCCTCACCCACGACATGGGGCACTGGTGGGCGCCGGTCAGGTGGTTCCAGGGCGCGCCGCAAGCACCGCTGGAGATCGGCAAGCGGCAGCGTGAAAGTTTGCGCCTGCGGGCCGATTCGGGGTTCTGGCGTACCTACGACTACGCGGCGAGTTTCCAGTTCGAGTATGAGTCGATGACCGACACGTTCAACTATGACACGTCGGGCACGCAGGACCTCGGCGCGGACTGGCCGCTGTACTACGAGGGTGACGGCGGCGGGTACGTCTACGCCAATGGTGACCAGGCGAGGTGGCGGGACGACCCGGACGATCCGCTGACAACGGATACCCGCGAGGTGGTGTGCGGGCCGTACAAGGATTTCGACACCGACACCGATAACCAGGTTGTGTCGATGGTGCTCGGCGGGTTCCAAGAGTGGAGCCTGCCGGATAGTGGGGCTAATGACCTGTGGGCTCGCATGGGCCGCGACAGCAACGGAGACTGGGACGGTAATGGCATCCGCATGCGGGTGCAGGGCAACTGGATCAAGCTGTCGAGGTTCAACAACTTCTCGCAGACGGTGATGTTTCAGCGGCCGCTTCTGGTGGCCCCGCTGATTGGGGAGAAGTTCACCCTGGTTGCCGGGTATGAGGGCGATCCGCGCATGTTCAAAGTGTTGCGCAATGGGTTGCCGATCTTGTCGCACAAGGAAACCGGCACTGGTAGCGAGCTTGGCCCGGATTATCGGGGTATTGGGTTTGGTATGCAGGCCGGTGGCGCGTTGATCACGCAGGCGACACCAGCTCCGGTGCGGAAAGTGTCGGCTGGCGACAATGCGAATGTCACGCAGTCTGGGTTTGTGTCGATGGTCAATGTTGGTGACCAGCCGATGTATTGGGATGCGACCTTGTTTGGCCCGGGCACGTTCCGGTTGTATGACGGTCCCGGCGCGGATGAGTATGTGGAGTTTGGTCCGCTGCTGCCCAATCAGATTGTGTTCCTACGTACCGACCCGCGCTCACAGACGACGTTGGTGCAGGATTTGACGTCGGTGCCGCCGTCGCCGCAGGAGTTGAACATTTTCCAGCAGGCGGTGAAGTCGTTGTTGTCGTTCTTCTCGGAGCGGAACGCGTTCACCGACCAGATTGGGTCGCTGTTTGGGATTGTTCCCCCGCAGGGCAATTTCTATAAGTACCTGTCGGGCCGGTTCAGTGAGAACGCGGCGATCCCCGCGAAGTCACCTGGCGAACCGGCGCAGCAGTTCTTTGTGAAGACAGAAATTGTTGGTGGCAACGCTGACTCGAAGGTGATTCTTTCGGGGACTCCGTTGCGCCGCTACCCGATGTAGCCCCTGTAGTGGCAAGCCCCGGCCGATACCTCGGTGAGGGGTGAATTTGTGGCGCCTGTGAACCTGGAAAGGAGGGGATGACGGTTGTCGAAGTTTGAACGCGAAACAGCCGCATGGCAATCGGCCCTCCAGTCCGGCGACCCGAACAGGATCGCACGAACCGCGCGGGCGTTGACGGAACGCAAATCGAAGGTAGACACGTCGTTCCGGTTCACGGTGTGCGACAAGTTTTGGCAGCCGATGGGCGCTGTCGGTGGCGACCTGATCGAGGCGTCGGGTGCTGACCCGCGCAACGATGTTGAAACCGGCCGGATCGTCCTCAAAGGGAACAGCCCTCTCATCCCTTTGTTCATGGACTGCAAAAAGACGATGGTCGGTGTCATCGTCGAGACAGCCGGTTTGCGGTATGCGTTCTACACGAAGAACCACACCTACGAGTACCGCGACAGCGCATGGACCGGCACCGCTGAACTGCGCGGTATCCGCGACATCCTCAATTACTACGTGATTTGGCCGTCGTGGTGGCTGCCGATTCAGGCACAGCCGTTCTCGCACGCGATCTTCGTGTGGGCGCTGCAGACCGTGGTGGAGAACATGGTCGCGGAGTGCGCTTTGCGGTTGCAGTCCGGGTGGCTGGAGTTCATCAACAACGGCCTGTCGTTAAACCCGGATATCCGGGCATGGTTCGGCACCGTGTTGCAAGCCCTGTCGCGTGACGGGCTGTCGGTCCAGGCGTTCACCCGCATGCTGCGAACCCCGGTGTATGTGTCACGCACCAATCCACTGCTGGACACGTCGCCGATGGTGGCTCGCACAGTGCGGATGGAAACCGTTCAGGCCGTCATCAAGGACGTTACCCAGTCGTACGGTGTGGATACCCGCATGGATTTGTGGCTTCCAGGTGATCCGCAGCCTGACAGGTGGGCGAACCTGGACCAGCCTACCTACGTGTTTTCCACAGTGGACCGGTCGCAGATCACTGGTCCGACGAAAACCGTGCTCGATTCGGTGCTGCGCACCACGATTGACCTTGGCGGGTCGCTGGGGGACATCTTCAAACCTGTCATCAAGCAGGTTCCCGGCATGGACGGCGTGTTTTATGCGCCCGCGTTGGGTGTGGATTTCGAGCAGCCATACGCCTATTTCGTGGCCCCCGAGCCGGGTGAGGACACCGGCATCGATGCTTGCACGATCACTGACCACACACCTGAGGGTTGGCAGCACATTATTGGTGGCCGTAGCCCAAAGTGGTTGAACGACTTGATGAATGCCACCTTCGCATGGCTGATCGACTCGCTGATGATCGTTGTTGGATTCACCGGCATACCGTCCGATCTGCTGTCGGGGTTCCTGAACAACAGCTTCCTGGCGTTCCAGTTGATTCAGCATTACGACCGCCGTGACGAAGTTGGCCCGTACCATCCGGCGATCGAGCGGTTCTATCCGACAGCCTCAGCGCCGTACAACATCGAAACGGTGTTCGCATTCATCAACGCCTTGTTTGATTCGCAGGGCAAGACGACGGCGACGGTGCAGTTCCGCAACGGTGCCCAGTATGCGTTGGGTCGGGACGTTTTTCGCGGCGGCCTGATGTCGCTGGTGTTCATGTCACGTACCCGAATGGTGACTGACTACATCGAAAACGTCATGTGGCGGGTTTCCCCGGATGAGCGGAAGGTGATCGCGCAGTTGGGGGATGGACGCAAGTCGGAGGCCCCGTTGGCGAAGCATCAGCGGTTCATCACGGGGATTTTTGAAACGTTGTCGGTCCTCACGCTGTCACCTCAGGGATAAGCAGCGGTCGTCCTTTCTTTCTGTAACTCGCCCAATGTGAATGGAGCGTGCCTTATGTCGTGGCCTTTGAATCCTGCTGGGACTCACTATTTGTTTGAGGGGATCGTGGAGATTCCTGTCGATCCTACGGCGGGTTCGGCGATCCTCCAGTTGCGTCCGCAGGGCGGTATCGGTGTTGGTGTGCCCGCGATCGAGAAGGGTGATCCGGGTGTGCCGGCCACGTTCGATACGACGGTGAATCTGACGGAGCTGGACCCGGACGATCCAACCCCGGCGGAGGCGTCGTTCACTGAGATCACGCCACCTGGAACATCCACGCCGGGTGTGTACCGGTTGAACCTGGCGCTGCACGCCGGCGCGAAGGGCGCGGATGGTGAGGCGGTGTGGGACCCGACGGATGTTGATCCGTCGCCTGTTGCGGGTCAGGTGCCGGTGGTGAATTCGACTGCTGATGGGTTTGTGTTGGCAGCGCAGCGTGTGGGGGACCGGTATGTTCCGGCGTCGATCAACAACACTGCATCGGGTAACGCGAACTCGACTTTGGCTCAGGTGTCGATCCCGGCGCAGCCTTTTGATTGGCGGCCGCGTGTGCAGGGGTACACGGTGGTCACCGGTGAGGGTGCGGATGTTCGGGTTGATTTGGTGGCCCGGTTGAACGGTGAGACTGGCGGCAACGTGATCGGCCGGTGCCCCGGTGTGGCGCAATCGGAGCGGCTGACGCTTGTTTCGGGACCTGCGGCGGGCTCATCGGATGGGTTTGACCGTGTGGCGGCCGGTACACCGGCGACGATCTATTTCCGGTGTGAACGTCAGGCGGGGTCGGTGACGTACACGACTTCTGCTTCTACGTCGATGTTTTCGGTTGAGGTTTGGCCGCTGTCATGACGTCATCGTTTGATCCGTTGCCGGAGTGGGCGCATGCGGTGCCGTCTGAGCCGGGTATTCACCCGGAGCAGTCGGCGTTGCAGTGGCAGCGTCCGTTCACTGTTCAGCAGCTGCTTGAGATTGGTGAGCAGTTCATCGAGCAGTTTTTGGCATGGGTGGTGCGCGCGGTCGCTGGGGTGTTCATCCCTGGTGAGGCGTCGTTCGACCAGTTGCGTGATTGGGCTTTGAACATCCCGATTCTCGGGGACATTATCGAGGCGATCACCGGCCTTGTGGGTGGTGGGATTGAGGAGCTGACGCAGTTCTTCGGTAACATCCGCAACTTCTTCCAATCAATCGACTTCAACGATCCGAGTTTCAATCCGATTCAAGCTGCGGTGCAGTTGGTGAACATCATCATTGCTCCGCTGCGCAATTTGCTGCCCAGTTTGTTGACGATTCTGCCGATCGGCGGTATCTCAAACCAAGCACCGAACATTCTTCCTGCCCCGAAGTTTCCTGAGGGGTCGGTGGGGGATAACGCGGATTGGGTTGTGGACCCGTCGAGTTCGCGCAGCGGTGATGGTTCGGGTGCGGCGAAGGTCATTGCCGATGGCACGTTGAAGGCGCTGCGGTCGGGGCAGAATGTTGGCGATTTCTTCGCGGTTGGCGAAGGCCAGACGGTCACTGCCCGGGTGTTTGTGTCGCATGAGGGGTATGTGGGCACGGGCGCGCCGATTCGGTTGCAGCTGGTGCCGTACATCGACGGCGTTGCACAGGCCCCTGTGGATTTGAACGCGTACGCCCCCCAGGACGCGAACTTGGCGTGGCCCGGTAAGGAGCTGTCGGGGGAGTATCGGGTGCCCGCTGGGGTGACTGGTGTGCAGACCCGGTTCGTGGTGACCGAAGACGCCGCTGCGGGCACGTTCTGGTGGGATGACGCCGAGGTCAAGCAGACCGGCGTTATTCAGCAGTCGTGGGTCGAGGGTCTTCCGGAGATTCTGCAAACCTTGTTGGCCCGGGTGCAGTTGACGATTGACACGGTGGTGTCGGCGATCCGCGGCGGCGTGCAGACCGTTGAGAACACGCTGGAGGATTTGTTCGACGCTTTGCGCAACATCTCCCCGGAGTCAATCGCGGGCATGCTCGGCCCGGAGAATCTGCGGGAAACTATCGAGAATATCGTCAACAGCATTGTCGGTGGCCTGGTGGGCCTTCCGGGTATTGGTGCTGGTATCGCCGACCTGTTCAACGTGTTGCAGGAGATCGCCTCGCGCGCCAGCTTGGGGTTGTTCTCGTGGGACATCCTTGGCATCAGGACCAACAAGCCTGTCGATAGTGGTTTGTTGCCGTCGGAGCGGTCCAACTTCCCGCTGTCGAACGTCACGACGTGGCTGGAGGCCACGCAGAGCAATTCGCTCATCGGTGTTGACTTGATTGAAGAGTCGATGCCGCTGGGCGTGGTGTCGTGGATCGGCTACGGCCTTTCGGGGATCACCGAGTTCTACGTCAACATCTGGAAGGTCGACTTGGCGTCGGGCGACTGGACGCTGGCGCACCATTCCCCGAACATCGTGGGGCTTTTGGGCGGCACGGGCGCCCCCGGGGAGTTCATCTCCTACGAGCTGGATGACCCGGTTCCCGTGGTGGCGTCTGAGGCGTACGCCTATGAGCTTGTCCCGGTGGGCGGTACGCATTATGTGCGTGGCCGTGTGGCGGACTTGCCGAATCATCCGACGTCGCAGATTGTGTCGCTGGCGGCCACCAGAAACAACACGTCGCCGGATAGCCCGCCGTCGTCGATTGCGAAGGCGTCGGTGACCCGCTCGGGCGATGTGCCGTGGGTGAGTATCGCCGTGGATACAGGTTCCGGCGGCGACCATCACGATCCGTTGAAGGTCTACCTTGGCACCGCGGCCACGGTGTTCCCGGTTCCGAACTGGGTGAACTACATCGACCCGGTTGCGGTGGGCGCTGGTGGTGGTGGTGCGCAGGGCTGGGCCTTGGGTATCAACGGTCAGGCCGGTCAGCCCGGGAAGTTCAACGCCACCACATGGGTGCGCGGTGAGCATTTCGGCGACAACGCCATCATCACCCTCGACCCGGGCGCTGGCGGCGTGGGCGGTCCTGGTGACGGCGCGGCCGGCGGTAACACCACGTTGTCTATCTCCACGCCCGGGGGTGACACGTATTCCATTGTCGCCGAAGGTGGCGCGGCGGGTACCACTGAAGGGTTTCTGTCGAAACCTGTTGGCCGAGGCCCGGGCACGTTCACGTTCAACGAGCAGGACTATGTGGGCGGCGTTGACCAGAAGGTCATGGGCGGCCACGGTGCGCCCGCTGGCGGTGCCGGTAACGGCGGCAAGGGCTCGTTGGCGGCCTTTCAGTCCGGCGGAAATGGCGCTCCTGGTGGCGGCTGGGTGTTCTTCCGGCCCGACCCGCTGCCTGACCCTGACCCGGATTTGACGCCCCCGACGCCCCCCACGTTGGTGGAGCTGGTCGATTCAACTTTCAGCACTATCACGATTACGTGGTCTGGAGCAACAGACGTATGACAATCAAAGGGTATTTCGTTTACGCGAAAGAGAAGGACGCTTCAGGCGATTTCGTTCAGTTGAATCCCGACCCGGTGTTGCCGCCGTACGGGACAAACGGTTTGAAGTCGAACACCACGTACGAGTTCTATGTGAAGACGGTGGACAACGCCGGCTGGTTGTCGGACCCGTCGGATACCTACGAGTTCACCACTCCCGCGCACACTGCGGGTGATTTGTTGTCGCCGGAGGACCAGGCGATGGTGGATTTGATTGTGGAGGAGTCCCGCGCGGAGACCGGCCAGCCGGGGGTGATGTTGCAGATCACCGGTCCGCGCGGGAACTATGCGAAGGCGTATGGCACCACCGTGGGCGGCACGGTTCGCCCGTTGACGTTGGATGACCACTTCCGCATGGGCTCCTCCACGAAGATGTTCACCGCGATTGCGTTTTTCCAGGCCGTCGACAAAGGCCTCATCACGCTGGATGACACTCTGGAGCAGTACGTTCCGGGTATCCCGAACGGTACCGCGATCACGATGGGGCACATGCTGTCCATGCGGTCAGGTATCGCGGAGTATACGGCGGGTATCAACGCGCTCTGGATCACGCTGTTTCCGACGTGGCCATGGACGGGCGCGAAGGACTTCCTGGGCTCTATGAAAGGGCCGTCAAATTTCTATCCCGGCACCGACTACCTGTATACGAACTCCAACTTTGCGCTGATCGGGATGGTTCTAGAGATTGTCGACCCGGCACACCGGCCGATCAAGCAGATTTTCAAAGAGGACATCATAGACCCTCTTGGGCTGACGGAAACGTCATGGCCGCCGATCGGTCCAGTTCCTCCCCCCGCGTCGATCGCTGACACGTTCAACCCGAACTTCCTCGACGCTGCCGGGGCGCTGGCGACGAACATCAACGACTACACGAAGTTTGCGGAAGCGTTGCGCGACAACGCCATGGGCCTGTCACCGGAGTCGTATGACGCGTGGCTGTCAACGTTCTGGAAGCACTCCACGGGGTGGGACCCGTACGCGAACGGGTTCTACATTCCTTCCGAGTACTACTACGGGTACGGGATAGAGTCGTTCGGAACGTGGTTCGGGCATCCGGGACTTTTTTCGGGTGGCTGGTCGTCCACGATTTTCTTTGAGCGGGACTCGGGTGCGACATTCACGCTGCACGAGAACTCGAATACCTCCAACCCCCCGGCCGCGGGCTATACCCGCATTTGGGTGCGGGTGGCGGAGTATCTGTATCCCGGAACGATTACGAATGACCAAAACTGGCCGGTGCCGCCGGAGCCGGTGGATATTGGGTTCGATGCAGTGTCGTCGGCCGGGGCTGGTGTCGGTAGCGCCACTGTGAACTTCAAGGCCTCCGAGGGGGCCACGGTGTTCGCGGTGGTGGCGTGGGACCGCGCGGGCTCAGCCCCGTCGGCCACATATGGCGGCGCCGGCGGTGTACTTCTCGGGTCCGTTTCGCACGATGGCGATCCGGCGAATGGAGGATTGGCGATTTTCCGCATGGAGAACGCAGGCTCCGGCGTTGCTCGCCAGATGAAGGCCACCGGCCCGGGCTGGGTGAGTGCGTATGCCATTTCATTCAACGATGTTGTGTCCGTGGGAACCCCCACGTTCGCGCACGGCAACGGCACTGCGCACAGCCAGTCGGTGACGGTACCGAGCGGGGTGACGCTGCAGGCGTTCTCGGCCGGGGCCGGGGGGGCGTCGTCGTCCAAGCTGACAACGATTCTGGGGGCGCGCTTGCGCGCGGAGCAGTCGGGGATCGCCCCGCCCCTGTGTGTCAACACGACGACCAGGACGGGAACGGTGAGCGCCACCTCGTCGCGGCCGAATAAGTGGGCTGGCATGGCGGTGAACTTGCAGATTGGGGGATGAGCGTGGCTGTTGGCTGGTGGGCTGAGTCCCACGTCTCGTTTGGCGTCACCCTCGCCCCCGAGTTGGGGTTTACCTATGGTGGCCCCAAGGAGGAGTTTGGCGTCACCCTCACCCCCGAGATCGGCATGGCCGCCGTGGCGCACAACCGTGCGAGTTTCGGTTTGTCGGTGCCGGTTTCGCTGGGGATGGGGGCGGCCAGCCACAGCAAGGCGTCGTTCGGCCTGGTGTTCGCGCCGTATATCGCGATGCGTGGTCCGGCGGCGTTCGAGCCGGTGTTTCCGTCCGAGGATTTGTATCCGTCGGTGTCGCTGTTCCCGACGCCGCGCGCGCAGTCTCCCGGTTTCGGGTTGTCGTTCACGCCGAGCCTGGGGTTCGAGGCCGCGCCGAAGTTTGCGCGGTCGTTCGGTATCGAACTGGACCCGCAGGTCGGCATGGGTACCGCACTCGGGTTCACGAAGGGCTTCGGGATCGAACTGTCCCCGCAGGTTGGAATGTCCGGCGCGGAGCGGTATTACCGCGAGTTCGAGCTGACGTTGACCCCGGAAATCGGTATGGACGCCGTGGGTAATGACGGTGTTGACCCGGTGGCGTTCGACGCGGTAACCATGTCCCAGCAAACGACGTCGACGTTCTCGTTCAACCACACGGCCACCGCCGGAGCGTCGGTACTGGTGTCACTGGTCGTACAGGGCAACGACACGATCGCCTCCGTCACCTACGACGGATCAGCGATGACGCTTATCGGCAGCCAGGCTCTAAACAATAACGCTGGCAGTGGCTCCCAACACTTGTACGTCATTCATGGCGTTGCTGGCGGGTCCAAGCAGGTGACGGTCAACAAGCCCACCGGCTTCGGTTGGGTGGGCGCTGTCGCGGCCTCGTACCTGAACGCGACCACCACCGGCACTGTGCAGAAGTCATACGGAAACAGTGGTTCAGCAAGCCTGTCGGCGTCCGCGCCTGGAGACGGTGGCCGGGTAGTCGTTTCGTTCGCCAACATGGGGAACCGGACGTTTACACCCTCTGGCGGAACGAACCGATTCTCGGGTTCGGGCATGTTCCCGATCCTGACCATCAGCGACGCGACGACGGCCACGAACTTCACGGCGACAAGCTCGTCGGGCACATGGGCCGCCATGGCGGTCCCGCTCAATCCCGTATAACCCGAAAGGAAACAATCATGGGCATTCCCAACGCAACTCACAAAGCAGCGTCGGACGCCATCGCCGGTCTCGGTGACTGGATCAGTGTGCATACCGGAGCTGCTGGCACCACAGGGGCGAATGAAGCCACGGGTGGTGGATATGCGCGGGAGCAGACGTCGTGGACGTCGGGCTCCACGGGCACCAACACCGGCGACGAGGTTGAAATCTCCGTGGCGGCAGGCACCTACGTGGAGGGCGGCATCTGGTCGGCCAGCTCGTCGGGCACGTTCGTCGGTTCGGAAGCTTTCGACGACGGTGACGTGGAGGTGTCCGGTACGGGGGCGAGCATCTCAGTGACGCCCCGCATAGTCGCCTGAAATCCTGGATAGGGGAACTGTTTTGAACATCAAAACTGATCATCAGATCGTCGCGTTCGGCAACGACATGATGGGCTTGTTTGACCGTGACGGCACGTTGATTGTGCAGGCCGCCCGCGTGGTTGGCGGGTGGGAGGTCACCGCCGAGGGGCGGCCCCCGGCGACCGTGTTGGATCGGTCTTCGGCGATCACCGAAATGATCAACACCGCCCTCGCGGTGCTTCCGGGTGACGGTTATTCGTGCCTGGTGCCGAGGGGTTTGCGGGCGCAACCCTAAAGGAGGGGGTTTGGTATGGCTTATTCGAAGCAGTCGTGGGAGAACGTTCCCTCGACGAACACCCCGTTGTCGGCGGACCGTCTCAACCACATCGAGGACGGTATCGAAGGGGCGCATGAGGGGCTGGACGATAAGGCCGACCTCGCCCACGACCACGTTTTGGCCGATGTTACCGATGTCACCTCTACTGGCGCGGCTATTGCTGGCGCGGCGGATAACGATGCAGCCCTGGAGGCTTTGCAGCCGGAGTTGGACAACAAGATCCACGGGATCGTCGACTACTACGCGACCAACGAGTTGGATGTTCAGGTGGATGCTTCCGATGTGGTGTCGGGCACGCTGAGCATTAATCGCATCCCCGTGGGTAGTAGTGGTTCCACGGTGTGTGTTGGTAATGATTCGCGCCTGTCGGACCAGCGGACACCCTTGGACAACTCGGTGACCCTGGCCAAGATTCAGGACGGTGCGATCACCAACGCGAAGATCAATACCGGCGCGGCGATTGCGAAATCGAAGCTGGCTTCGGATGTGCAAACCTCACTGGGTAAAGCGGATTCGTCGGTGCAGAAGTCCGGCAGCGCTGAGGGCCTGTGGATGGGAACCACCCTTCCTGGTACCGGCACGGCGGGTGTGTTGTATGTGGTGGTGCCGTAGTGAAGGTTTGGAACGGCTCATCGTTCGTTGACCCGTCCGCGTTCAAGGTGTGGAACGGGACAGCATTCGTCAATGCTGAGTTGTACACGTGGAACGGCACGAGCTACGACAAGGTGTGGCCCACGTTCACCCCGTTCAGCATCTCCAGCGAAGACCCCGGCTACGAGGACCTGATCGACGAGCCGGTTCCCGCAGGCGCTTCGGGCGCCTGGGTGACTCTAGTCGGCGGTGGCGGCGGCGGTGGAGCAGGCTACAAAGGCCCCTCCGGGACCACCCGACGCGGCGGGTCCGGTGGACGAGGCGGCTCAAAGATCCCCCGCGTATGGGTTCCGAGATCATCGATGGGCAGCACGTACAGCATCCAGCGGGGCCTGGGCGGCTCAGGCGGGTCGCCTGCGTCGGGCACATCTGGCTCAGGGCAGCCGGGTAGCCCAGGCACCCCTTCTATATTCACCTCCGGGAGCGTCTTGCTGAGAGCCGCTTACGGCGGCGGTGGAAGCGGCGGGACCAGCTCCGGGTGGAGCGGGAACACCGACAGCGGGACATCCCTGACAAACGGAGTTCCTGAGGCAACCGTTCTTGCCGGGTCGGATCGCGGCGGCGGCGGCACCGGTAGCGGTAACGCGGGCGTCGACAACCCGGACGGCGGCGGTGCTGGCGGTGGCGGTGGCGGCGGGTACTCCTCGTCGCAGACGCCAAGTGACGGCGGCCGAGGCGGCAACTCCACCCACGGCACCGGCGGAGCAGGCGGGTCGTCTTCCGGCTTCAACGACGGCGGCGACGCCGTCGATCAAACCGGTGGTAATCCTGGTGCTGGTGGTGGTGGAGGACGCCCGGTCACCGGTAACGGCGGCAAAGGCGGCAAGTACGGCGGTGGAGGTGGCGGAGGCTGCGGTGTCGGTGGGTCCTCCACGGCCCACGGTGGCGACGGTGGTGACGGCTACGTCCTGATCGAATGGGCTTGACCGCTACTGGCGGTTTGGGTCACCGGCGGCGCGGAGTTGATACACGCGCTGCTTGGAAAGCTTGAGGGCGCGCCCGATGTCGTGCCATGTGATGCCGTGGACAGTCATCGCCTCGTAGACAAGGGAAGCCAGTTCGGCGTCAAGCTCTGCGGTGGTCGCGGCGCGTTTCTGCCGGTTGGCGATCATGCGGTCGATGATTGTCACATCTAGAAGTGTATCTCAAAGAAACACTTGTGCACGTGGTCAAACGTGATTAGACTGCGGTCTATCAACTTGAGACACCGCCCGGCGGGGCGAAAGGCCTGAGAAACCGAACCCCGCCAGGCGGCCCACCCCCAACAGGAGGCCAACCCATGCTACGCAACACCATCGCAACCATCACAGCCGCCCTCACCCTCGCACTCCTCACGCCCGCCGTCGCAGACGCCGCACCCAAACACTGCGACAACCACGGCACCGGACACGGGCAGATCTACAAACACGCCTGCGCCACCGGCTCCGGTGGTCAAGGCGCCGTGTGGAGCCCCGTCATGAACGGCGACGGCACCGTGAAAAAAGTCATGACTGACGACGGCCTCAAGACCGTGAAGCACTGCGTGAAGCGCTGCGGCGGTGGACGCCACCACGTCGAGACCACCGACACCTGGTGACCGGCCATGAAAATCCACGTGCAGTCCCGCGGACCCGCCGGCTGGAACGCCACCGTCCTGTTCACCTCAGGAACCGTCCTCACCGTCGCTGACGACCAAGGCCGCAAACACCTCATCGACACCTCCCGCGTCACGGTCAGGAGACTGTCATGACCAAACGAGTAGCGGGGGCGATCGGAACTGGACTCCTCGGCGGTGTCGCCCTCACCGGACTCATCTCGTGGATGTTCGCCACAGGACATCCAGCGATCGACTTCTTCATCGAACGCGACACCCTCTTCTACATCTGAACAACCCCCACACAGAAACCCCGCCACCACGAGGTGCGCGGGGTTTCTGCATGAAAGGACCCCCCGACATGGACCGTCTCGGAATCATCCTGCTCAAACTGCTCGGACCGCTCGCCGACAGGATCGCCGACCGCATCGCCGACAGGATCACCGAGAACCTACCCGACCTGTCCAACTTGGACGACCAGATCGTCGCGAAACTCCCCGACCTGACCAACCTGCCAGAACAGGTCATCAACATCATCGACGGCGCGCTCCGCTCCATCCCCGTCCTCGGCGGAATCCTCGGGAGCAAACGGTGACCACGAAAGATCAAGTCGCCCAAATCACCATCGCCGAAGCCAAGGCGCGCGGCTACACCCGCAGCGAATGCCTGGCGGTCATGTCCACCTTCTACCAAGAGTCCGGCTGGAACGACACCATCTGGGACCCCACCCACACCACCTACGGCATTGCCCAACAGGACGGCTCCTACCCATACCGCTTCGACGGTGCCGCAGCCCAAATCAAAGGCTTCTTCGACAAGCTCGACGTGTGGCGCGCCAAACCCGGTGCCAGCACCGATATATGGCTGAACATCTGCTGGATGCAGCAGGCCCCCAACTGGCTCAGCGCTGACTACTGGTACGCCAACGGCCGCCGCGCCTACCTCACCGAAATCAAGTCACGCATCACCACCGTCACCCCATACCTCGACAAGTACTGGCCCGCCGATGGAGGTACCGCCGTGCCCGACGAACCACGCCCCGACTTCAACGAGTTCCCCCTGTGGTCTAGCAACAGCAGTGCCCGCAGCGGCAAGCCCACCATGTTCCTGATCCACACCCAGGAAGGTGGGGGTGGGGACGCAGCCGCTGAGAACCTCGCGAAGTGGTTTCAGAACGGCAACGGTGTCTCCTACCACTACACAATCTCTCAGGCGTCCGATGGTGGTGTGACGGTGGTGGATTGCGTCGACACCGACTACGCGGCCTGGTCTGTGGGCAACGCGAACAGCATCAGCATCAACTTGTGCTTCGCTGGGTCCCGCGCCGCCTGGTCGCGGGATCAGTGGATGAAGCAGTCCAACGCAATCGACGTCGCAGCCTACCTCGCGGTGCAGGACGCGAAGAAGTACGGCTTCACCCCGCTCGTGGTGCCACCGCCGTATACGAATGGGCGACCTGGCATCTCGGACCACCGGTGGGTGACCGACGTGTTCAAGTGGGGCACTCACACCGACGTCGGAGACTGGTTCCCGTGGGACTACTTCACCGAACGCGTCAACCACTGGGCCAACGGTGGCAAGACCGAGCCTGAACCGCCGAAGGTGAAACGCTTCCCGGACGACTGGAGTGACCGCGAAATTCTCGTCGAGATTCTGCGGCAGCTGCGCGGATACAACCTCACTGGCTGGCCGCAGCTCGGCGACAAAACCCTCGTGGACGCGGTAGCCGAAATCCGAAATGTCGCCTGCGACAAATAGAATCGACGTGACGGGGCCGGGTGCGCGCCAACGCATCCCAGCCCCTAACCCCATCACTGGACTAAGCAGAGAGGGGCTAGCAGTGGATGCTACCCAAGAGCAATGGCGCCCGGTAGTCGGCTACGAGGGCATGTATGAAGTCAGCGACCTCGGCCGGGTTCGATCGGTTGACCGCTGCGTGGTCACTAAGTCGGGTCCGCGCACCTACCGGGGGCGTCTGCTGCATCAGCATCCAGACGGGCGCGGATACCTCCGGGCGAGTCTTTCCAGGGTCGGGGACAAGCCGCGGATGTTCAAAGTGCACCGACTTGTACTGGAGGCGTTCGTCGGTCCACGACCTGGCAACCTGTCTGGGTGCCATAACAACGGGATTAATACGGACAACCGCCTTGAAAACCTGCGCTGGGATTCGCACACAGAGAACATGCTTGACGTTGTCCGGCACGGGCGGCACCACTATGCGAAGCGCGACAGGTGTCCGAAAGGCCACGTATTCAATGAGCCCAACACGCTGATTAGTCCAAGAGGCGCACGGGTCTGTCGCACGTGCCAGAAGCAATATAACGATCGTTACTACCAGACTGCATGCGACGAAAAGCGTGCACGCGGCTGGATTCCGAAGCGCGAGAGAACGAAATGCCCACTCGGACATGAGTACGACTACTTCTACGTCAACAAAAGAAACGGCAAAGTGACGCGGCACTGCAAGACGTGTCGTGCGCAGAACCACCGAAACTTCAAGAAGCGAAGGGCTGGCGCATCGTGCGTATAGCGAATGCATATGTGGGCTTGGGCGAAGGTGATATATCGCCCGAGGTGGGAAGGGTGAAACAACTTCTCAAGAAAAAGTTCACCCCCGCGCGCAACACCCTCGACGACAGCGACGTGTTCACTCCCGCGCTCACCGCCGAAGTGAAACGCATCCAGGGCATCTACACCATCGAGGGCAAGCCGGGCGCCCCGCACTACATCGCCGGTGTGGTCAACCTCGAGTTCAAGTACGACGTCGGCCTGCTGAAGCGGCCGGCGCCGGTGCTGCCGATCATCTTCACGCAAGAGGGCCACCAGTCGAACATGTTCTTCGGGCCGTGTGCGTCGACCGCCAGCCAGCTCGAACAGCAGGGCGTGTGCCACTGGAAGCCGATCGGCGATTGGAACACCGCGGCGCTGCCGTTCGACAAGAGCGGCATCGACGCGTGGGTACGGCAGTTGTCGCGCCACGAGATCGAGGGCCCACCGGTGGATCCGAACAACCCGAACGGCCCCAAGATCATGTGGCCGTTCCCACCGGGCACGCCGTGGGGCGGCATCGGGTTCAGCCGCGGCGCCAAGGACTTCTGCGACTTCATGACTCGGCACGTCATCCCCGTGAACGCGCCGCTGCACTACCGGCTGGCCGACTTCCGCCGCGGCCTGGCGTTCGGCAACCCGCGCCGCGCGAAGGATGCGATCTGCTCGTGGGCGCAGTCGCCGCCCGACCCGGGCACCCACGGCATCATGGACCGGCTGTTCGACGCGCGCGCCCTGGGTATCGCCGACCGGTGGGCCGAGAACGCCAACGACGAAGACATGTTCGCCGAGGTCGGCGACGACGCGGCCGGGAAGAACCAGACCGCGATCGCCCGGATCATCACGGAGAACTCGTGGATCGGCGGCCCGACCGCGTTGTTCTCGCGGGTGCTCACACTGTTCGGAAACCCGGTCGGTGAGGGCTTCGGCATCGTCAAGGCGATCTTCGACGCCGTCATGTTCCTCGCCGCCAACCCCAATCCGCACTACTCGACGTTCGCCACACCGGGCGACGTGGAGTGGATGCGCGGCGTCGCGACCTGACCCCGCGCTGTCCGACAACCCAACCATCAGAGGGGAAATGCAAGCCATGTTGACACGTTCGTTTTGGATCGACGCCGCCGAACGCGCGGCCCGCACGTTCGCCCAAACCGCGATCGCCACACTCGGCGCGGGCGCGGTTGACCTACTCGCCACCGATTGGGTGTCAGTGCTGTCAGTGTCCGGCGGCGCCGCAGTGGTGTCACTGCTGATGTCTATCGGCGCGGAACGCCGCGGCAACCCCGGAACAGCTTCTGCGACTAGAGCGGTCACCGCCGCATGATCTTGGAATCGGTGCGCGAAGCAATGGACGCCGCGTACCAGCCCGAAGATGGTATCGACCTGATAGGACTGCTCATCATCGGTTTACCTTCCACGATCGCAGCGATCGGAACGGGAATTGTCGGTGTCCTCACTGTTCGAGGTCAACGCAAGGGCCGGGAACGTGCCCGACAGATCGACGCGAAAACCGATGAGATTCACGAGCAGACCGTCAACACCCATGACACCAACATGCGCGACGACCTCGACGAGATACGCGATCTGGTGCGGGACGGATTCAAACAGATTCAACGGGACATCGGAGGGTTGAGGGAGGAACTGCGAACCGAACGCCTCGAACGCATCGAAGGCGACAAGCGACGCGACCGGTGAAACACCAGGAAAGGGAACACCGAATGTCACTATTGGCCGATCTTGCAGGTTTGGAGCCCCGCACCTGCCCCGCATGTGATTGGGTTGGTGCCCGGTCGAAACAGGAACGCGCAGAGATAAATGCGTCGGTGGAGTCCGCGAAACGCGGCGACGTCAGGTTCACCGATGTGTTGCGGGTCCTCGTCAAACACGGTATGCCAGACATGAACGCGCAAGCGTGGCGGCACCACGCGAGGAACCATCATGTCGCTGACTAGCGACCTTCGCCAGGTGCGCATCGCCGAAGGTGTGCGCAACAAAATCCTGATCCTCGACGTTGAACGGCTCCCCGGAATCACCGAACAATACTGGTGGGGCAGGGGAGACCTGAAGAACCGGTACGTGCAGTACGAGACGGTGACCCGCATGCCGCGCACCACTATTGTGTGCGCCAAGTGGTATGACCAGCCCGAGGTTATCCAGCTCGCCGAATGGGACAAAGGTGGACGCAAACGGTTCCTGCGGCGCGTCCACAACCTGCTATCCCAAGCGGATATCGTTGTCGGGCACTACATCGACGAAGCTGACGTGCCGTGGCTGAAGGGTGATCTGCATTTGGAGGCCGGGTTACCTCCGCTGCCTCCGTTCAAAACCGTTGACACGTTGAAGGTGTTACGCCGCGAGTTCAAATCCGGTGCCCCATTCAAAGGTTTGGACGCGTTCTGTCAGATCGTTGGCCTGCCCGCCAAAACTGACCGCTACGACCGGGGCGCGATGGAACGCGCCGTGACAGGGAAGAGCGCCGCGGATCGGGAACGCCTCGTGTCGTACTGCGCTGGCGATGTGGTAGCCACGCAGGGGTTGTACGACTTCCTGCGGCCACACATCAAAAACCATCCCGCACTGTTCGTTGACGGCGAGGACAAGCTGATGGTGTGCAACCGGTGCGGTGGTGAAACTGTGGTGATCCCGCGGCGGTACGTGGCGAATGTGTTGACGTACACGATGCGCCGCTGCACCAACTGCGGGGCGCATTCACGACTGTCCATCGAGCCGGAACGCATGAGCGCTGTGAGAGGGGTTTGATCGGTGAACGTTCGAGTGTGCACGTTTCTAGACCACGGAGTGACGGTAGGGTTCCTGTGGGACGCGCTCAAAGCGTGGGTGCTGTCGTGAGGCCCGCCGATCCAGTCAAGGCCGCCATCCAAGAGAGCCTGGATGCGCAGGGCGAAGGCTGGCAGGTCGCGCACTACGTTGTGGTCGCCGGCTTGGAGCGGATCACCGCCGACCGGATGGACTTGGGTGCGACGACGATCATCACCCCAGTAGGTCAGCCTGACTATCTGACTGAGGGCCTGGTGGGCCGCTACTGGGACGAGTCGGATGATGAGTGATCCGCAGTTGGAGTTGTGGCGGTCGGTGTGGCTGGCGGTCGTCGCGGGGATGATCGTCGCGCTGTTAATTCACGTCCTGGCTTAATCAACGCCTCATGAAGCATCGAACTTCAGGAGAAGTTACGGGGCCGCCCCGCTTGCACACACTCTCCAGTGCAAGCGGGGCGGCCCTCTTTTCGCGTATCTACTAGTGCTTGGGGTTTCGGGCAGCTCTGTATCGTTCGGAGGCATCCAGGTTTTGGCATGTGTGGTGCATTGGGGGAAGGGTGTCGATAACTGTCTCCCCGTCTTTGAACGGTTGACCGCACCGGCCGCAACGATCATCGGTGTTCATCAGTTGCACATCTCGCATCCGTGGCCGGTCGGGTAGGTGTCTGATTCACCTATGTGGCTCAGGTTCCGACTGCCAGTGGGCTGCATCAACGCGACCTCAACAGAACCACAAGCGGTGCACATGCCGTAGACGGCGTCACCGTTGAAGGCCATGTTCATTGCTCCTTGAGCCATCGTTGGATTGTGTTGGTTGATTTCCCGGTGAGTACGGCTATCTCCCGGACAGAACCACCAGCAGCAGACGCCTCGATCACTTCCTGGCGGAGCTTCTCGTCCGATCGTGCCGACGCACGAGCTGCCTTCACAAGACGGCTACGGTTCGGCTCCGGCACCACACCACGAGCACGCGCCACTTACTTCACCAGATCCTTGTCGTAATACTTCTCGATGGCGGCGTTGTGCTTGTCGTGAATCCACTCGCCCATGAAGGTCTCGTGCCACAGCCCGTTATCTAGATCACACCACCCGAAGGTGAGCGGGAAGGCGGCAGACAAGATCTCCTCGATAAAGCACCAGGGCGAAAAGGGCTTGCAGGCGCTAAGGGTCCAGAGCGGGAATGGCAAGCCTAGCCACCAACTCCGGAGGCGAGATTTCATGACGCGCTGACCTTGCCGTGGAAGAATTCCCGCCATTGCGACTCGCAGTAGGTGCTACTCCAGCCACAGTGACCATTGCACTCCCGGTCGTGCGGCTCGTCGCGATCGATCGAAGCCAGTCCCGTTGCTGGGTGGTGATGGGATTTCGGGTTCCGGTCATGCCCAGGCATCATGCGTCAATCGTAGCATCATCGCAACGTTTGATAGGGGTGATCAGATACCCGATTCACACGTTGGCTGGCTTGTACTCCCCGTACACCCCACGCGGATCCCCCGCCAACACCCACGCTTTATGCCCTCGGTGGGGAGTGAAATCCCCTCTAGGGTTACCTTTAGGGTGATCCCCTGCGAGGCTTATGGCCTCTGACCTGTGCGCCGTGAGGGTTTCGAACCCCCGACCCGCTGATTAAGAGTCAGCGGTTGATAGGCTGCATACCAGGAGAAACGTTGTCAAACCCGCAGGTAGACACCCGATACTGCGCAATTCTGCGTAATGCTGCGCAGCACCGTAGGGTGAACCGTAGGGTGACCCCCTGGGAGGGAAACGATGGCAACCAAGAAACGCAGAACCCGCGGAGACGGAGCGTTCTTCCAACGCGCCGACGGCAAATGGATGGGACGAGTAGAACTACCCCCCGACCGCAACGGCAACCGCCGCTACAAATGGGTGTCCTCCGTGGACCGCAACACCGCCATGGCCAAACTCAAACAACTCCGCCGCGACGTCGAAGAGGGCCGCATCGCCACCACCTCATCCACAACTGTGGAGAAGTGGATGCTGCACTGGATCGACAACATCCACGCCAAACGTAAAGTCCGCCCCGGCGTCCTCAACGACTACCGGGCCGCCATCCACAACCACATCAACCCGATCCTTGGCGCGAAACGCATCGACAAACTCACCCCGCAGCATGTGCGAGACCTGCACTCCGAGATCGGGGCCTCCCGCACCGCCGAGCTGGTCCATGTCATCGTCCAGAAAGCCCTGGACGATGCGGTAGCGGAGGGTGTGGCGACCAGGAATGTGGCCGCCTTGGTCGACAAACCCGAGTACCGGAAGAAGAAACGCAACGGCTTCCCGGCGGACGTGGCGCAACACATCATCCACACCGCGTTCCAGGTGTGCGACGAACCAGATGCGGTGCGGATCGCCGCCGGTTTCCTGACGGGCGCCCGCCGTGGGGAACTCCTCGGCCTGCGCTGGCCCTACGTCGACAACCCCGCTCAGGGATGGATCACCATCGCTTGGCAGTTGCAATCGGAAACCCGCGTCCACGGCTGTGGGGATCCTCTGCCCGAACCGTCACCGCTGGCCAGGCCCGACCGTATGCCCAAGAAACCCCCGTACTGGCCTTGCGGGAAGACACGGGCATGGGCATGCCCGCAGTCCCGGTGGGACCTGCCGGCGCATTTCGAGTATCAGGAATGTGAGGGGTCGTTGTTGTTCACCCGGCCGAAGACGGACGCTGGTTGGCGTGAGGTGCCGTTGTTGCCGCCGTTGTATGTGGCGATACAGAAACTCCGCACCGACAATCCGCACGGCTTGGTGTGGCACAAGGAGGGGAAGCCGATCGATCCCCGTTCGGACTACGACGTGTGGCGTGGCGTGTTCCGCGCTGCTGGGGTGATCGGTCCAACCGAGTCGTTGCCGCCGCACAACTCGCGGCACACCACCTCGACATTGCTGCGCGCAGCGGGTGTGGATGAGCAAACGCGTATGGAGATCTTGGGTCATGCGAGTGTGGATGCGCAGCGGATCTATGCGCATGCGGATCGGGCGAGGCATCTGGAGGCCATGCAGGGGCTGTCCGAACTGCTCCCATCGACGTTTGCGTAGGCGACCGACTGTAAATGCGCCCTGCCGAGGGATTCACCATCCCCGGCAGGGCGCTTTTTTGCGTTTCTGGCGGGTGTCACTCCGTCATGGTCCAGGTTCCGCAGCCGCTCGTGCGGAACACGATGCGATGATCCCCGTTGATTGTGCCGGTCCACGACGCGACACCATCGGGTTGGATGTTCGCGCGGACGGTGCCGGATGGTGCTTCACCTTCGCGGAGTGTTTCGCCGCCGCGGTAGTCGGCGATGCTGACGACCGCCCACGTGCAGCCGGGGGAGCTGGGTGGGATGGTGGCGGTGTAGGTGCCCCAGTCGTATCCGTCTGCGCCGCCCATGTTGTGGGTGCCGTCGCCGGGGATGGTGCGGTACGGGTTGGGCCGTGTAGTGGTGGTGGTTGGTGTGGTGGTTTGTGATGCGCTTCTGTCGTCGTCGTCGTTGTTGTTGCGTGCGGAGACGATGCCTACGACGGCGAGCACAGCGAGCGCGGTGACCATCACCTTCCCTGGTGACACAGCGCGATCATTGGTGGTCATCTGGTAGTGGTCTTTCTGTGTTGGTGGCTAACTTTCGCGCACTGGCGTTATCTGATCGTGACATTCCCATGTTTGGGCTTCCTGTGCCGATCTTGGCAATGATCCGTTAGCGTCTACGCATCCGGTTGCGAGGGGTGACCGGTGCTGGTGATTTCGGTAGGTGCAGCCCATGTTTGATGACGAACTCGACACTCTGCTGGTGCGGATTCTGAACGCGATGGACGAGTGTCCGCCAACAACATGGACGTTGCGCCGGGCACGTCTAGTCCTTGCGGCGTTGACGTGCCCGGACGCTCCTGGCGATGTGGTCGCGAATCTCCGCCCCGGCTGTTTCGCCAGTCCGAGGTTGGCGCGGCTGCGTCGTGTCACTGGTCGCGGCGTCTAGGTCGCCCTCCTGGTCTTGACGCGCTTCGCGCGGTGTTCGCGTCGTCTGCGCAGTTTCCATGACATTTCGTGCCTCCTGCAATCGGCGGGTTACTTCTTTAACTAGTTCTTCGTCGGTTCGCTTGTTGAGTGGCCGGTCTACTTGAACGATCTTTTTGGTATCTCCGGGTTTGAGGTAGCCGGCTGCTAGGAACGCCTCTAGCACTGGTGCTCCTAGTGCGTTGGCAACCATGCGCAGGTCGCTTGGTCTTGGTTGTGAGCCCCCGCGCCACTTGCTGATCGTGGCCTTGTTGATGCCAGCTTTGTCGGCTACGGCGGCTGCGGTCGTCTCAGCTTCGGCGATGCGTTTGTCGATCCACTTCATCAACTCTTCATTGGGCATATCAGCAGCGTAGCCGCATTGTTGCCGCAACCCTACCGGTTGCGCGTAAGCAACTTGGGTTGCGTCTAAATCCCACAGGTGTAGTTCGGCACGTCACCCGCCGTATCCAGCGCAAAGCCGGTCCCCAAAATCCGATCAAAGTTGCCGCACGGAAATGGGTTGCGTGTCGGCAACCGAGCGTGTATGTTCAGTGTTGCCGGTCAGCAACCGGTTGCCAATCAGAAAACTCACAGTTTGGAGACCGCTATGACTCGCGGGTTCGCGATCAAGATGGGGCGGGTCAAACGGGAGATGAAGAAGCGCGGAATCCCCGACTACGCGGCACTCGCCCGTGACATGAAAGTCAACAAGAGCACGGTGTGGCGAGTCATGAACGGACGCGCCCGTCCCGGCCCCGATTTCGTTAACGCGCTGCTCGACGCGTGGGACCTGGAGTTCCACGATCTTTTCGACGACCCCCGCAAGCTTCGGCCGAAGAGGGCCGCATAGAAGAAGCCCCCACCTGTGTGCAGCAGGTGAGGGCAGAGACAACGAGGAAGAAGCTCGAATGTCTGAACTACAGCGTATCAACCGGGGCGTCTGCCCCACTCCCGGCAAGAAGCAGTACCGCTCTCAAGCCGAAGCGAACCGGTGGCAGCGACAGAAGTACGCCGGCCACGGCAACCGCAAGGAACGCCTCTACGCCTACCAGTGCCCGAGCGGTGAGCACTGGCATCTGACCCACCACACACCCGAGGTGCAGCAGACCGTGTTCGACAAAACCACCGGGCAACCAGGACTCGTCCCCACATCGAACGCGTTCGAGGGCCACAACGTGCGGCACGTGTTCACCGATCAGCCCTACTGGGTTGCCAAGGACGTGTGCGAGGCCGCGGGGATTTCGAAGTACCGCGACGCGATCGTCCAACTGGACGACGACGAAAGGGTGTACCTGTTCGTGGACACCCCTGGCGGACCGCAACGCATGGTCGCGGTCACCGAGGCAGGTGTGTGGTCACTGCTCATGATCAGCCGGTCACCGAAGGTGAAGCCGTTCAAGCGGTGGATGACACATGAGGTGTTGCCGTCGATCCGCAAGACCGGCGGGTATTCCGCTGTCGATACGAATATTGCGCTTCCTGACCGCAAGACTCTTGCCCAGTGGGTGGTTGAGGCGGAGACCCGCGCCGAGCTGGCTGAGGCGAAGGCGTTGGAGTTGTCAGTTCCTGCGTCGGCGTGGAATGAGTTGGCCGAGGCATCGGGTGACTACTCGGTGTCGGATGCGTCGAAGGTGCTGTCCCGCGACCCGGCGGTGAATATCAAGGAACGCGCTCTGTTCCAGTACATGTCGAGCATCGGTTGGGTTTTCAAGCGGCAGGGCCGTTGGAAGGCGTACCGCGATCAGTTGGAGACGGGTCGTCTCGCGGAGAAAGTGGCGAAGCCGTTTTGGCATGAGTCTCGCGGTGAGTGGGTGAATGGTGAGCCCACTGTGCGGATCACGCCGAAGGGTTTGGCGGAGTTGCATAAGCGTCTCGGTGGCACCGGGCAACTCGCGTTGGCGGCCGTGTCATGAGCTTCTCTTTCTATGCAGAGCCCAGCCAGATCCTCAAGATAGGCCATGGTGGTGTGACCGTTGGACTCGGGGAAAACAACGGATCCGAATTGGCCTACTTGCACGTCGGTGATGGATACCGCAATGGTGACGTTCTCCTGGACGCCGATGAACTCACGGATCTGATCGACCAGCTGACCATCATCCGCAACGCGATGAGGGAGCCGCGATGACGTTTCATTCACGCCCGAGGCCTCCGATTCAGCATTTCCCGAAACCGAAGAAACCTTTGTTCCAGTCGAAACCTAAGGATCCGAAATGAGCACTCCCAGATGGGCCACGTTCAAAGAGGCCGCGTCATACCTCCGCTTGAAATCAGACGTGCTGATACGGGAAGCCGTCAAAAACGATGGGTTGAAGGCTTATCCGATCGGTAACGGTCGGGAGGCGCGTGTTGACCTGAATGAGGTTGATGAGTGGATGAAGTCGCGTAGTTATGAGCCGAGGTCCGCGTGAGTACGTCTGCTCCTGAGCATCGGAGTGTGTGTCAACTGTCGGGTGAGGTTCGCCCGTCTGGGTTGTGGAAAGCGTTGGCGGAGTTCGACGCCCGTCAGTTGCGTGAGGCTGCGGAGTTGGAGGCGTTGCGTGAAGAAAACGCCCGCCTGCGGTGCCGGCTACAAGAACTGGGGGAGACAGCGTGAGCGATCCAGCAGTAGAAGCCGCGACACGGGTTATGAAGCTGATTTACGCATACCCGACGCCCAATAGAGACCTTGTTCTTGCTGCCCGCGAGGTGTTGAAGCCGATCCGCGAACTACACCACCCAATCGATGAGCACGGCGATTCTGTCGAAGAGTGCAGCGAGTGTAGACACCGTTGGCCCTGCGATACCGCCAAGCTGATCTACACGTCTGAGGAGCTTCAGTGAATCTTGTTGAGCGTTTGAATGCCAGGTTTAACAACGTGATTCATGACGGACTCGCCTTGGTGGGTGCTGTGGTGGATCCGTGGCTGGCCAAGCTTGAGCGTCAGGCCATGAGCAATGCGTTGGGGCGGGATATCAGCCTGGACTACGCGGATGGTCTTGCGGCTGCGGAGGCTGAGGAAGAAGTCCACGAACCCGGATTCGTATCTGTCCGCGGCAATGCCCCAGACCCGTCACCCGTCTCGGTGGGTGACACTGGTCCCGGCGCGGGCATGGTTCCCCCGCCTCCCCCCGCGCCGGGACCTTCCAAATGCACCTGCCCCACAGTGGAATGCGAACTCCTCGCTGAGGACATCTGCGATGAGGCTGAGGAAGACGAACTGCTCGACGAGTTCATGGAGTTGGGGGAGTTCCTGGATTCTGCGACCGCGGAAGAACTCGCCGCCATGCGCCAGCAGCGTGAGGTGTCCGAAGACGATCTCACGATGCGCATCGCTGATCTTCATGGCTGGTCTGCGCCGAGCATCGTGGACAGTCGGATCGCTCGGGCTCTGCTGGAGACGTATCACATCACCCCGAAGTAAAGGCGGGCCGCCGCCCCATTGCGCGGGACGACGGCCACTACAGCGCGCACATGTTTCCTATTACCGAGAACCGCAGGGAGGGAATGACTATGAAGGCCTCAACGCAAGGGACCGACATCCCGCATTTGAGCTCTGAACACCGCGATCGAGCTTGGCGCGATAGGTTCAACGCCCGGTGGCACCATGACTACGGCGGGTGGATACGCACCAGGCCGCAGGATGATGCGTCGACATTCGCCTTGATTCCCGACGAGCGCTACGGGCCGTTCGTTGAGGACCACTCGTGCCCTTACTGCCTGGCCATACATCAACCCCAGGAATGCCCCGTCCTAAGCAGGTACGCCGGCAGGGCGATTGCGTCCGATTACGACACGACGCCCAAGAACACACAAGCGGATACAGCCGCAGACGACCTCAGATAACAACCAAAGAAAGGACGCTTCCGATGCTAACCCCAGATTCTAAACCCGCATGGTGGGACCACCACCAAACCAACTGGTCCGACCTCCCCGTCACCACCAACCCACCCATGGCTGACCTCGACCTCTTGAAGGAACTGGAGGACCTGGCGGAGTTGGTGTTGATCCACACGGAGAGTGTGTCGTGGTTCCGCCCGTTCCTGCCCCCGGTGCACTGGGAGAACGAGCCGACGATCTGGGAGCAGATGAACGGCGACGCTGTTGTCGGGTTGTTGCGTGACTACCTCACCGAGGGAGACGCAGCATGAACGCCCGCACCGTCGACCTCTTCATCATCTGGGCAGCAGTCATCGGTGTTCCGCTGGCCCTCGCCAACATGTCATTCGCCCTGTCTGACGATCGATTGGTGGAAGCTTCCATCCACGTCGTCATGGCTTTTATCTCAGCTTTTCTCGGTGTCCGCTCGTTGAGTCGCTTGGGTGGGGGTGAGTGACCAATGGCTCATTGGAAGTACTGGTGGACGATGCCCCTGTTGATCGCCGCGGGCATCATCGGCCCCGGACTCGCCGCACCAGAAGCCAAAGCAGACATCACATCCGACGCGTTCGTCATGGCACTCGACTCCGAAGGCATCACCTACAGCTCCAAACCCGCCGTCATCAACGCCGGCAAAGCCGTCTGCGACGTCCTCGACACCGGATACACCATGTACGAAGCCTCAGTCTTCGTGTACAACAACTCCAACCTGGACCTGTATGACTCAGGGTATTTCGTGGGTGCCGCCACCGCATCGTTCTGCCCTGAACATTTGAGCGGCACGGGGTGGGTGTGATGCCGAATTCCCCGTTCATCCGGTTGGCTGAAGTTCACACCGAAGACTGGCGCCGCGACGCGATCTGCACACAGATCGACCCGGAGGCGTGGTTCCCCGAGAAAGGGATCCGCAACGACGACGCCAAAGAAACCTGCTGGAAATGCCCCGCACAAGCACGCTGCCTCGAATACGCCCTGGAAAACAATGAGGGCTGGGGTATTTGGGGTGGATTCACGGAGAAGGAACGACGCGCTATCAGGCGTGGAGAAATGACCCCGGTGAACCAACGCAAAATGATGCCTTGCGCGATCTGCGGTAGCGACTTCACACCGAAACACCGCCGCGCCAAGTATTGCTCCACGAAATGCAAGAACCGTGCCTATGCGTTGGCTCGCCGACAGCAGAGGCGGGGAGCATGAACATCATCGACTGGTTCGCTGTCGAGTGCGCCTCCAACGGGACACCGATGCGGCTCAACACCGATGAGCGTCGAATGTTGGTGCGTCGCCGCCCGAACCTCCCTGAGGTTGAGCTGGCGCGCCGATCGTTCTGCACCGTTCGAACCATCGAACGTGATCGTGCCGACTTGGCCGACGCAGAACAGCAGCAGTGCCCCCTGTGTGGTCAAGCCGCGTGGGTGATCCACACCGGGATTGTGGAAGCACACCCGGACAAGCTGCTGCAGGAATGCCCTATGTCGGGCCAGTCGGTGGCAGCTGATTGGGAATCGCAAACCGCCGCAACCGTTGTGTGGCTGTCCAGGCGTATCCGTGTCGGCGACTCCATCGGCGTGTGGGACTACCTCACCAAGCTTCCCGAGGACCAGCGCACCCAACTACTCATGGCCGCGTTGGCTGGCATCCCTGATGTGGAGGATCCGTTCGCGTGGATCACTGAGGAAGTGGAGCAGGTCGCATGAGCAACGGAAACCGACTTACCAATGAGCAGGTGAAGATGATCCTGTCGATGACTCGTGACGGGTTTTCCGCCAGGCATATTGCTGAGGTTGTGGGGTGCTCACCACGCACGGTTACTCGCGTGAGGGCCGCAGCCGATGCGCGGGTGATGAACCCTGACAGGTTCACCCCACTCACCGCAGACCAGCTGGAGTTCGCCGAATACCTCCTCGAGGACGGTGCCCCCTACCAGGAGGTTGCCAGCACATTGGGGGTGTCCCGCACCACCATTGAGAAGCACTTTCCTGGGCGGGCGTGGAAGCCCAAGCAGATCGCCGAATATCAGTCGTTGATGGTGCGGTTCCGCCGGCTGGAGGCGTCGTGATGTGCAGGTGTGGGCACAACCGGTCCTGGCACAGGTATGCGTGGGATCGGTTCCGCCAAGTGTGGGACACCAGTTGTGAAGCCACCAACTATCACGGCCCTGCTGGGCATGAACGCTGCCGCTGCTCCAAATACCAAGACAAGGAAGACGAATGATCACTGATACGAGGGTCATCACTGCGAGGGATGACGCGAAAGCCGGCGCAGCCGCACTTGATGACGCGAGGTGTGCTTTGCATGAGCTGTTGTCGGAGGGGCCGCAGTTGCCGTTCCTGGACCGTGAAGCGCTGGAACTCAACCTTGATGTGGTGAACAAAGCGCTGTCCCGTGTGGACGCGGTGATCGGATCGTTGGACCGGCTGGCGGACAGGTGGACAGCATGAGTAGCGAAGGCCAGACCCTCACGTGGGAGTGGTTCACCGGTTTTGTTGGCCCCGGTAGGTGGCGTGCGGTACTGCCCGGTGATCGGCGCAACGCGTGGATCAATCCGTCCGATGTGGCGGGTGATTTCCGTTGGTCTGTTGAGGACAACACGTGTGCGCTGGTTTTGGCGTGGGGGTATGAGGAAACGTTGGACGCCGCGATGGCCGCTGCCGCTGCTGCTGCTGCGGAGGTGACCGAATGAGGAAGGCTGCGCGATGAGCGAACCTGATGTGGAAGGACTTGCGAAGCTCCGGGAACCTTTCCCGCCGAATCAGATCGGGAAACTCCCCAAGGGCGGCATCACTCTCGACTTTCTTGGCCATGGTTATCTCACCGCCCGATTCCTGGACGTGGACCCACTGTGGACGTGGGAGCCGTTCGCGGTAGGGGATAACGGGCTACCCCTGCTGGATGAGCATGGTGGGCTGTGGATCCGACTCACCCTGTGCGGTGTGACCCGCATCGGATACGGCGACGCTGGCGGGAAGAAAGGCCCCAACGCCGTCAAAGAAGCGATCGGCGACGCTCTCAGGAACGCGGGCATGCGGTTCGGTGCGGCTCTCGACTTGTGGTGCAAGGGAGACCCGGACGCCCCGGCACCGCCGGATCCTGCGGTGGCTGAACGCAACGCTCTGCTCCACGAGCTGGGAGATGCATGCGCAGCTCTGACGCTCGATGAGAAGACGGTGGCTGCCCAGTTTTACGGCAAGTACAAGGTGACGGCGAGGAACGCGAAACCTGCCCAGTTGCGGGAGTTCATTGACGACCTCATGGAGAACGGTGCCCCCGCATGAGCCGCAGGTATACGGGGTTCTCCCCGGAAACCAAGGAACTGATCTGGACCCGCGCCCAAGGGCGGTGTGAACGCTGCAACGAGTATGCCTCAGACGCTACTGCACACCATCGCAGGCCCCGTGGTCTTGGCGGGTCTCGCCGCGATGACACCAATCTGGCGTCCAACGGGCTGTGGGCTTGCGGTTCCTGTCATCGTTGGGCGGAGTCCTATCGGACGCAGGCGTTCGCTGACGGGTGGCTTGTTCGTCAATCCCAGTCCCCTATCACTGTTCCCGTCCTCTACAGGGGCAACTGGGTGTTGCTCGACGACGACGGGTTTGTTTACCGAGTTCCCACAGAGGCAGCGAAATGAATCCGCATGACGTGCCTGTTGTGTGACCACCCGAGGTCTTCTCATGCACCCCAGTGCCGGGTCCGCATGGGTGTCGACCGGGACGACATGAACACCTACACGATCTGTTTGTGCCCCGGATTCGAAGGCGCAGAAGAGGAGAACGACCATCTTGCCTGACGTGCCCATTGGGTTCACGGGAACCCGTGACGCGATGCCGCATGTTCGACGACCAGACGGAGATGACCCTGCTATGAACGCATCTGAGGATGGCCTCGAACCGCTCGGCGAGGCCCCCGACATCACCCCCGCGGCGACCGGCCAGCGTGCCCGCCGCCGAGCCGGTTCCCTCGACGACCGCCGGGTCGAGGTGATCAACGCCGACGAGACCGTGCTGACGGTGCTCGTCTACCCGGACGGCAACGTGCGACTCCGAACCGATCAACCGCAGTCGTGGGTCATCGAGACGATGCAGACGCTCGCCGACTCTCTGCGCGAACGGGCCGACCGGGAGGGCGCGTGAAACTCGGTTCGCTGTTCTCCGGCGCTGGTGGCCTCGACATCGCCGTCGAGCAGTTCTTCGGCGCCCGCACGGTGTGGCATTGCGAGCTGAACCCGGCCGCGTCCAAGGTGCTCGCGCACCGCTGGCCCGGTGTGCCGAACCTCGGCGACATCACCGCGGTCGACTGGTCAGAAGTCGAGCCGGTCGACATTCTCGCTGGCGGATTTCCCTGCCAGGACGTAAGTGCCGCCGGTCGTCGCGCCGGCATCGCCGAGGGCACCCGCTCGGGCCTGTGGGCGCTGTTCGCCGAAGTCATCAACCAGCTGCGACCGGGCGTCGTGGTGATCGAGAACGTAAGGGGGTTGCTCAGTGCAAGGGCATATCGCGCAATGGAATCCGAAGAGGCAGCTGTGGGAGACGGAGCAGATGGACCTGTTCTCCGGGCACTCGGTGCCGTACTCGGAGACCTTTCCGACCTCGGGTATGACGCGCAATGGACGACTGTTGCCGCTTCCGCAGTCGGCGCCCCTCACAAGCGTGAGCGAGTCTTCATCGTCGCCCACACCGCGCGCGACGGACGGCACGAAGGGCGGCCCGAACCAGCTGCTGCCGTCTCCGAAGGCGTCGGACGCGAAGGGGGGAGACAACCCAACCGAGTGGGCGCGGCACAGCACGGGTCTGTCGGCGGTGTCGTATCACCTGGACCTGTAGACCTGCTACCAACGCCGGTTGCGCGGGATTTCAAGGGCACCGGGCCAGCCGACATGAACCGTAATTCGCCGTGCATGTCAGCCATCGCGGACCTGCTGCCGACACCGAGCGCTGCGAACGGTGCCGGTGGCCAAACATCGCGGTCTGGTGATCGTGGCGACGAGCTGCTGCTCGGCGGCATCGCCAAGGCGTACGACAGTGGCGACCTGCTGCCGACGCCACGCGCACGGGATGGCCGGGGCCTCGACACGAACCCGCAGGGCGGGCCGAGCCTCCCGCAAGCCGTCGACGACCTGCTGCCGACGCCGAACGCGCAGGACGGCAACGGGGGCCGCTACAACAGCGACGGTCACCAGAACACGCTGCCTGGCACCGTGCGGGATCTGCTGCCGACACCCTCGGCGAGCGACGGGACGGGCGGCGGGCAGCATCCCGACCGGCGAGAGGGGCACTCGCGGCAGCTGTGCGACTACGCGCTGCTGGACGGCACCTCGCGCTGGGGCAAGTACGCCGCTGCGATCGCACGCTGGGAGGCTGTGGCCGGACCCGCGCCGTCGCCGACCGAGCCGAACAAGAACGGCAATCCCCGACTCACCGCCGCGTTCCCCGAGTGGATGATGGGCTGGCCCGCGGGCTGGGTCACCGAGGTGCCGGGTATCTCGCGCAACGATGCGTTGCGCATCATCGGAAACGGCGTATGCCCGCAACAGGCATACGCCGCACTCCAGATCCTCGTCAGGGTTTCGGCTTGCGAGGTGGTCGAGTGACCCACTTGGACAGCAGGTCTCGCAGCACCTCGGACAGGTCGCGGCCCTCGGCGCTGGCCTTGGTCTGCGCGGCGTCCCACAGCGCGTCGGGGCACCGGAACGACCGCAGCGACATCGGCGGCTTAGGCATCGGCGGTGACCGCCAGATCGACGCCAGCCCACACGATCAGGCGCTGCCCGAAGTCGTGCACGAACGGGTCGATGTCGCACTCGCCGAGGTCGAACGGCGTGACATCGGGCAGCGCGAGGATGATCTGCCCGTCCTCGACGGTCAGCTCGACATCGCCGAAGTGCATCGGCTCAATGGTCCAGGTGGACGGCGATCCGTTGTAGGCGATGACACGGGTACCGAGTTCGCGGGCGGTCTCAGCGTCGAGGTCGACCGTGACGGCGTTGTCATTCTCGGCGACCGTGATCTTGGCGGTGTCGCCGCTCGTGTCGAGCGTGAGGGCGAGATCGCCTGCGTAGCTCGGGTATTCGCGGTTGGTGCTGGTGTTCATGGTGGATCAGTTCCCTTCGTGAATGTGTTGGGCGTTGAACTTGAACGGGCCGTACGTGCTGAGCGTGTATGCGGAGAAGTTGGCGACGGGGTAGCCGAACAGGCTCTGCCGATGTCCGTTCACCTCCCCGTCGCGGAACATGAAGTACATCTGCCCGTCGTCGCTGCGGTAGTCGCCGACGAATACTCCGCTGCCCCGGCTCGGATTGCCGATGACCTTGCCGGTGCGGCGGTTCGTTCTGGTGGATTCCATCTCGACGGTCTCGCCGGGTTTGAGGTAGCCCGCGAGGACTTTGGTGCTGACGTTGAACCGTGCGTTGCTCATGACAACACTGTACATACAAACGTATATACGCGCAAGGGGTAGATCCGATGGATGCCGCTGAACTCGTCACCTGGCGCAATCGCCGCCGCTACCACCGATCCGCCTGGGGACGGCCGCGCATGCCGATCCCGCCCGCGCTGAAACCACAACCCCGACAGGAGGAACGATGAGTGACCGCATCGAAACCGTCATCGCCGAAGCGATCGCCGAGAAGATCGCGCAACAGCAGGCGCGGCTTGTGTACGCGGAAGACGCCTCCCTCATGGCCAAATGGGCACTCGCAGCGCTCAAGGCCGCGCGGATCGCGGTCGTCGAGCTGCCCGAGCCCGACGGGCGGCCCGACGACGACGACGGGCAGGTCCATTACGGCGACTGTGGCGATATCCGCGTCGACACCACAGCGCGAGGCACCGAGTTCCCGCTGATCTACATCGGCGATACGCCGTTTGACCCAGAGACGCTGCGCCGCGACGCCGCCGAGATGCTCGCCGCCGTCGACGAGGCCGAGAAATGAGCGAGCTGACCGCTGCGCAGCAGCTCATCACAGCCGAAATCACTCCATACCGGGGGTGCGTCAAGTGACGTTGTATTACGAGGACGACCAAGTCCAGCTTTTCCATGGGGACTGCCTCGAAATCACCGAATGGCTTGCCGCCGACGTGCTCGTCACCGACCCGCCATACGGCATGTCCTACCAATCCGGTCACCGCGCCGAAAAGTTTCAAGCCATCGCAGGCGACAATGACGTGCAGTGCCGTGACCGTGTACTGGCCGTCTGGGGAACTGAAAGGCCTGCCGCAGTATTCGGAACGTGGCGTGTTGCCAAACCGGCGAACGTGCGGCAGTGCTTGATCTGGGACAAACGCGGCGCAGGCCCTGGGATGGGCGACCTAACAATGGCATTCGGCACCAGCCACGAAGAGATCTATCTGATCGGGCACTGGGCGAAACGCTCCACCCGCCGGGGCAGTGTCATCACCACCGAGTCGTCGCCGGGCGCGCTGACATCCCGGATTGGCCACCCCACGCCGAAACCGATCGGGCTGATGGAGACGATCATCGCGGCTGCACCCGAGGGTGTGGTTGCGGATCCGTTCGCCGGTTCCGGCTCCACGTTGGTCGCGGCACGCAACCTGGGCCGCAGGGCGATCGGCGTCGAACTAGAGGAACGCTATTGCGAAATCGCCGCGAAGCGTCTTGACCAGATGTGCCTCGACTTCGGCGGTGCGTCATGAGTGACCCGAGGATCCGCCTGCTGTTCAGCCGCCGCGAGCTGATCGCGATGGGCCGCTGCGAATTGTGTGGATGGCACCCGAAAACGCAGAACCATCACCCTGATTGCCCGCGATACGAAACGGAGGAGTGACCGGTGCCTTGGTTCTACGTGGATGACGCGTTCGCTGACAGTAAGCCGGTGATGCAACTCGACTCCAGGATCCGCAACGAGGCCGTCGGGTTGTGGGTTCGTTGCGGTGCCTGGTCGGCGAAAGAAGAGACGGACGGTCATGTGCCCCTTGATGTTGTGAAGGGGTTCGGCGGCACGCCGAGACTCATTCGCGCGCTGCAAGAACAAGCAGGACTTTGGCAGAAACAGGGTTGCGACAACACGCAATACAAGGATGAGACAACGGTTGATACAACGAGACAATCTCAACCAAAATCTCGCGAAATCGTGTTTGCCAACTGGGAGAAATGGCAGAAAACCAAGGCTGAAAATGAGGCGCGGCGAAGGCGTGAGGCAAAGAAGAAATCCACCTGGAGAGCTGGGAAAAAGGGTCGCGACTATGTGGCTCAGGATGGGCAGGTGTCCACCGGGGACATGGTGGTGGACACGGATTTACTGTCCACCGGGGACAGCATGGGGGAGTCCCGCTACCCCGACCCGACCCGACCCGACCCGACCCTTATTCCTTTGGTTACTTCTAGTAGGGGGGTTACGTCAGTAGACGCGAACGTTGATTCCCCCCGCCCCGAATGCCCTGACCATGAAACGAACTCAGAGACCACCAACTGCATCCCGTGCATGAAGCGTCGCAAGTGGGACAAGGAGCACCCGGATTACTTCAAGCGGCTGGAGGCTGAGCAACGCCGCCGGCAGGCCGAGGCTAGGCAGGCCGCCATTGATGCCTGCTCGTTGTGTGATGAGTTCGGGGATATCGAGATCGATGATGCGGTCAAGAAGTGTGATCACCCGAATGTCCGAAAGGCGGGGTCACTGTGAGGGATTGGCGTGGGACGACGGTTCACCAGGAGGCGTTGCGTGTCCCGTGCCGTGACTGCCGGGCAGGGATCGGGGAGCCGTGTGTGGTGCGGGATGAGAAGGGGCGTGTGGTGAAGGGTGTTGGAGACGTTTCCGGCTCATGCTCACAGGACCGCTGACAGCCGTTCTGGCAGTTCCGGGTCCGATGACACCACGGAGGCCCTGAAAGTCGCTCCACGTGGCGCACAGCCCCAGCAATCAACACCAGGAGACGAACGCAATGGGTAAACATCACGCCAAACCAGACATCCGCGGGATTCTGGAGCAGTTCGAGAAGCAACACGACAACCTTCTCGATCAGCTCAGCGACATCGAGCGCTATGACCCGATCACGGTCTACGCGGTCCTTTCAAAGCTTGCGTGTCCACTTCCGTGCGTCGGATACGTCAATGACACGGGTTGGCATCTGGACTGCCAGCGTCGAGCGCGTGAGGCCATGGTGCTGCTGGGTTTCTCGCTGCCTCCAGAGTCGTTGTGGGAGCGGCCTCTGGGAGATGAAGACCGATGACGATGTTTGTGTCGTGTGCGGATGATCCTCGTGTCCAGGCCGCCCAATCAGCCCGGTCGTGTGACATCTGCAAAGCCCCCAAAGGCAAACCCTGCAGCAACACGATTTCGCCGGGGAAGCCGCTGCCCGGTCGGGTCATCCACTTCGGGCGGCTCACAGACAGAAACCGAGAACCGAAAGGCGACGAATGAACAACCCCGAGTTGCGTGCAGTACTCACAGAAGCCCTCAGTGAAGCGCTGAAGCGGCTGTGGACCGACCCTGAGGATGCTGCCGACCAGGCGGCCTGGGATGCGCTCCCCGGAAAGCTCGCTGATGCCGACTACCAGAACCCCGGGGAGGAAGCGTGAGCGGGGACGCGCAGAAGATCATGATCGCGGTTCAGCGCCGACACCGGCGGACGTTAAACCTGGAAACTGGACACTCCCACTGCCAGGGTACGCGGGTGGGTGAATGTGATTTCCGCGACGGTTCGCTCGACGATTTCGAGGCCCACGTCGCCGCCGAGATCGACAGAGCCCTCGGAGGACTCAGGCGGGAAACCCGCGTAATCGAGAGCATCTTCGAGCTGGGCGTGCCAGAGCCTGCAACCCGATTCGTTACCCACTGGATGGAGATACCTGATGAGTGATGTTGTTGAGCGCGCCAAGGCTGCGCTGGAAGGCGTGACCGAAGGGCCGTGGACGTTCCAGCACTGGGGCGGACAGAACCAGAACGGCGACTACGCAGAGTCGATCCTCTTCGACGGCGCTGGCGAGTCCATGACCTACGGACTGCCCGACCGTGACGGCGAGTTCATCGCCCAGGCGCGCACTCTCGTTCCTGAGTTGGTCGCTGAGGTTGAAGAGTTGCGTTTGGTGGTGGCCGCTGCCGCTGTCGCGTTGCGAGGAGAGACCCGATGACCTTGAGCGATGCAATAGACCGGATCAACGCCGAGCGCGTGGCGTGGCTCCGATTCTGCGAAGCGGCCGCGGCCCGCGGCGACAAAGAGGACTGCCTAGTCTGCGGGGGCCGGGCTAGCGGCCTGGCAGACGCGCTGGTAATCCTGGCGAAAGTGAGGCACTGATGAACGAGCAGAGGAGGTGGCGAGAATGAGCACCCCGTGGTGGATCGTGTTTTGGGTCATCCTGACAATCGAATTGTTCAGCTTCGCGCTGACGTTCGCGCCCATGTCGTTGTGGCGCCGGATCGACCAGCGCAACCCCAATCTAGCGGGCGGCCTGTGGGGATTTAGCCACCCCTACGGTCCACGGCTGCGGGTCGGCGAAATCAAGCCCTGGTATCGGGAGGATTGAGATGGGACTAGACACTACGCACGACTGTTGGCACGGGGCCTATAGCGGGTTTACCCGGTTCCGTGAGGTTGTTGGGCGCGCCGCCGGACTCCCCTACATCATCCCTAGTGACCCTGACCACTGGAGCCATGGCAGTCCGGTTCTGGATTTTGACTGGGATCTCTATACGCTCGACAACTACCAGGGTCGATGGCGCAAGAAGGACCCCGTCTGGCAGCGGCCGGATGACATCTACGGAATCCCCAAGCAGGATGACGTTCTCTACCTGCTAATCCATTCGGATTGCGACGGGGAGCTGCGACGCGGCTATCTCCCCCGGTTGAAGGCCAGGCTCGAAGAGTTGGAGCCGGAGTACGAGCGGCTGGCGAATGATGATGACTATCTGAGGGGGCGACTACGCACCTTCATAGAAGGACTGGGTAGGGCGATTGACGCTGGCGAACATGTGAGGTTCGGATGAACGACATCCTCAAAGAGATCATGACCGGCCCTGAGGGCGTCCGGTTGGCGCTGTCGTATCTGAGGGAGTGCATGCGGTGATTCAGGTTCATTGCAAGGAGTGCAACCGTGCCTGGAGCGAGGGCGTGAGCGATCGGTTCTATGTCTTGGACTGCGATAGGTGCGGAAAGACGTTGGGTTGGACCACCAATGCTGCATTCCCGATGTGTGGGTTGACGCGGTGCACCGACTGCATGCGGGAGGCGATCGCGTGATTCAGGTTCATTGCCGGGAGTGCAACCGTGTCTGGGACCAGTCGTGCGAAGACTGCGCTCAGTGGAAAGCGGATCGTCACTCGATCAACACGGGGCATACGGATATTCACATCATCCCGGACACCACACCACCGCGGCCTGTGGTGGATCAGGGGTGGGCGGAATGGCTCACGAAAGGAAAACCATGACTACCCCTGAGCGTGCAGCTCTGGTTGAGCGGGCCGCGCAAGCCATCTGCGAAACCACCAGCTCCGGCCGCATGTTCCCCTGGAACACCCTGTCGGAGCAGGAGAAGGACGCGTGGCGGCGGATGGCTGACGCCGTGTTCGACGTCCTCGTTGAGGCATGGTTTCCGCCGTTCTGATGCCGAAAACACCTGAAACCCCCGTCGAGCACATCGAGTTCGCGCGGGAAGAAGCCCGCCAAGCCGCATACGAGTCCGCGACCACTCACGCTCTGATCGCTATCGCCCAACTACTAGCCGAAAAGGACCAGCAATGATCGACAAAACCCCCCGAGAACTTCCGCCGTTCCCCGTCGATGACTTCACACTGACTCAGATCGAGCACGCCCTCGACACATGCATCGAGATCACCGACGACGGGGAACACCGGTGCGTTGGCGGCGAGTTCACTCTCTCCGAGCTGCTCGATTTCCTGTCCGGGCACGATCCGGAGCGAGCCACCTTGATCGGTTACACCGACACCATCCCCGGCACCGACATGCACCACGATCACGCCATCCCGATCTATGAGTCCTGGGACCCAAGGTACAGCGAGCACGACCTGATCCGCGCACTCGTAGCCCGCATCAGGGAACTGGAGGCGCAGCCGTGACTTTGTCTGTGATTCTCGCTGCCCAGGCTCGATTCATCCACGAGAGCCCTGTTTGTCCGGTGTGTTTCCAGCCCCGCACCGAGCATTCCACCGACTGCAAAGGACACCACAAATGATGACTGACGTGATGCTCGCAATAGCCGGCTTTGAACTGGAGAACGACGTCCGAAACAACTGGTGCCGCATCTGCTGGGACAAACTCGATGAATGTCCCGGCCACGTCGGGTACATGGAGATGTTCGGCCCACCACCCACCGAGGAAGAGCTAACCGCCTATGCCGCGGATCTGGAAGTGCGCCGGCGAGGTATTGAACGCCGCGCCGCAGCGCTTAATCACGCGGCAGTGAACCTCGGGTACGACAGCATCGAGGACCTTTGCGAGAAGGTCGATGTCGGGTCGGTTGTGCAGTCTGAACCTAACCAGGAGGGGGAAAACGAATGACTGATGCTCGTGTGGCTGCGTGGATCGCCGCGTGGGACAACCTCAATCAGGTAAACGAAACTTTGAAAGCTCAATACAGTCGCGGCCGCATCGAGGACCCCGACGAGTACCGCGCTGTCCTGCAAATGAGCGCAGACATCTACACCCACCTCGCCGACGTCCCAGCAGAGGTCGGCGTTGCCGCAGCGGAACTACTTGAACACCGCGAGAAGGAACTTCAGGAACAGGAAGCAATGTTTAGGAAGGAGTTTGACGAATGACCCAGCCGATCGACACCGATGTGGAAACACCCACCAAACCCAAACACATGGACCCCAACAAACTCCGCCACACCCTCTACAGACTCACCATCGACTGGCTCCAACTCCACATCCAACTCCCCACACCACCACACCGACAAACCCCCCGCCGCACCAAAACCCACACCTACGGACACCCCGCAGAATGGGCCAGCGACACCACCGCACTCATCGCCGACGTCATGACCTCATGGCACGACTACCTCGCCGAACAACGCAACGAAACCCCACCACCCAAAGGAAACGAACAAACACGAATCATCGCAGCCTGGAAATACCTCGAACCACGCTGCGAACAACTCACCCAACTCGTCACCTACGACGACCTCAAAGAACTCCCCGACCTACACCACCGAATCATCCGAACACTCGGATACACCAAAACACCCAAATACACTCTCCCCGTGCCCTGCCCGTCCTGCGGACTGCTCTCCATGGAACGCACCATCGGAATGGGCGGCAACGACTACATCGCGTGCGGCAACCCCGACTGCACCTACATCGTCCGCGACGACCCCGACGGCAAAAACTACAAATGGTTGATCCGTGTATGTCTCGACACGCTTATCGAGTCGGAACAACAAGCCGGTTGATCTTTCATGTAAGATGACTGCCAGTAGAAGAACTATGCCCGCACCCGGACGAGCTTTCGGGTTTGTGGGCATTTTTCATGCTCACATCCGGGAAGGGACCCGAGCTTAGATGGCAGGAACCGCAGTCCTCACCCCTGACGGTATCGACACGCTCGTCACCGCAGCCGAAGCAGCCTCACTATGCGGTGTCACCACCAGCACCATCTATGTGTGGGTCAATCGTGGCGCCCTCGCACCGTCCGGGAAGAACCGACTCGGGCACAACGTTTACCGCGTCCTTGATGTCGCCAAAGCTGAACACGCCACCCGCGCAAAGGCCCGGCGGCACCGGTGAGCACCTTCCCCGCACCCCGCACGCTCACCGAGCGCATCCAAGGCGCGCACCTCAACCTGAAACTCGCACGGCAGGCAGGCAACCCGGACATCATCGCCGCCGCTGAACGCATACTCAACCAGTTGGTTGACCGTTTACCCCGCTCCACCAGCCAGGAGAGGTAGTACCTTCGTCTGATGCCGCTCAAACACCTCCGCATTTGCGACACCTGCGATCGTGTCCGTTTCGCACCCTGCGGCAAAGCATGCCGAGTCCCCAACGATATCGATCCTGACTCGTGGCGAATCAATCTGCAGGACGGTGCAGGAACGATCGGTGGCGAAGGGTGTGCCGACAGAATCAGCGACGGCCTCGCAGGCGAATATCCCAAATGAGCAGCCTCACAGACCTCACGGACTTCCTTAACCGCACGCTGAACAACCTGGTTCACCCCGGCGACGAAAACACCAAACCCTTCCCGATCCTCCTGCCGGGACTACGACCTATCAGTGTCCCCCCGGAACTCGCCGGCCAGTTCGCTGAAGAAGCAGGCCTACCGCACCTCGATACCCCGAAACTGGTCGCGGAAGCACTCGCCGCGGCGATCACACAAAACTATGTGATCCTCACACGCGAAGAAGCAGAACAGCTGCGCCAGAAAGCGGCCGACGCACCGACCGGGCACCGCGTCATCAACATCCGAACCACACCCACAGCCCCGCCCGTGCTGTCGATCACCATCGACAAAACAAGCAACGACGTCATCGTTCCCAAACGAGCCTTGCGGAAAGCGACCGAACAGTGATCCACATCGAAGTTGACGGGAAAGTGCTCATGCACGCCGATCCCGGCCAGTGGACCACCACTCCACCTGATGTTCAAGCGGTCCAGAAAGCTGGACCCAACGAGCCTTGGATGCTGCCGATCATGGCCGCACTCGCCAAAGCGGCCACCCTCGCGATGGCCGGGGCGAAACACGAGGACGCCACAATCCGCGTGACCACACGCAAGAACGGCTGGACGATGGACTGCACCAATGGATGAGGCAGCCCGCGCCCGCCAGGAGCTGCGCAGATCCAACGCCGCCCAGCCGCACCGAAACCGGCACCGCGAACGCAAAACCGGACGAACCACAGACCGCAACATCTGCTACTGCGGCGACGCGGACTGCCCAGACTGCGGCGAATGGTACGAGTGACGAACTGAGCCCACACATGACCGACGTCGTGATTAACGGAACCCGATACGTTCCCGAAACCACCAACGGAACTCCAATCGGAATCGGAGTCACCACCCGCAACCGGAACACCATCGCCGACGAGACAATCGCCCACATTCGCCGCCGCACACCCAACGCCAAACTCGTCATCGTCGACGACGCCAGCGACGAACCATACCCAGCAGCGACCTACCGATTCACTCAACGCGCAGGCATTGCCCGAGCCAAAAACAAATGCCTCGAACTCCTCAACGGCTGCGAACACATCTTCCTGTTCGACGACGACTGCTACCCGATCGCCGACAACTGGTTTCAGCCCTACATCGACTCACCCGAGCCGCACCTGATGTACCAGTTCATCGACCTCGCCGGCGGACGGAAACTCAACGACGTCACGAAGGTCTACGACGACGGCCAACACTTCGCCCTGTCCGGGGCGCGTGGCTGCATGATCTACGCACACCGCAGCGTGATCGAACGCGTCGGCGGACTCGACCCTGAATTCGGCGGTTGGGGCTGGGAACACCCATCGTGGTCCGATCGCATCTACAACGCCGGACTCACCTCGTTCCGCTACGGCGACGTCTGCGGATCCAACAAGCTCATCCACTCCATGGACGAGCACCTGGAAGTAAAGCGTTCCGTCCCGACCGAGGAACGCAAAGCCGTCGCCGCCCGCAATGCCGAGTTGTACTGGCAGCACCACTACACCAGCAGCCACCACATCCCCGTAGTGGCACCTGAACGCCGCGTCGTGCTCACTTGCCTGCTGTCCAACAAGCCCGACCCGCAGCGCAACACCCGCATGCGGCCCGACGTCAAACTGCTCGAAACGTTGATCACCTCCATCACTGGAGGTGAAACCGTTGTGCTGTGCGACAACCCACTCACCCACCCGCAGGCGTCATTCGAGCGAGTCACCAGCCCAGTCGATAACCCCTACTTCGCGCGCTGGTACCTGTACTACCAATGGCTCCGCGCCAACCCCGACGTCAAATGGGTGTGGTGCGTAGACGGCACCGACGTCGAAATGCTCACCCCTCCGTGGGAACACATGCAACCCAGGAAGCTGTACACCGGGCACGAACCCGCCGTTGTGGGGATCGACTGGATGCGCAACAACCACAAAGCCACACACCTGCAACAGTTCATCGACACCCACGCCGACCGCACCCTACTGAACGCGGGGATCGTGGGCGGCGACCGGGAAACCGTCATGGCATTCGCACACGACATGGCCGCCGACCACGAAGACCAACTTCGGCGCGTCTGGCACAAAGACGACGCCCCGGGAACAATCATCGGCGACATGGCGACACTCAACTACGTTGCCTATACCAAACACGCCGACCAACTCATCCACGGACCCCAGGTGGTGACGGTCTTCAAGGCCAACGAACGCAACGACTGGTCATGGTGGAGGCACAAGTAACAATGGTCGCGAGGCCCATGGTCACGATCCACCGACGCACCGTGCACAAGCAGTTCACCAATCAGATCGCCTGGGAGAAAGAACTACAGGCATACCGCACGATGCCATGGGCCACGCCCAAACTCATCGACTTCGGGCACATGTGGATCGAGGTCGAACGCTGCACCCCGATCCTCAACATCCACCCCAACTGGTCCCGGCGCTACGCCGAGCCGCTGTGGGATCTGCTCGCCGCCATCCACGCCGCCGGCTGGTGGCACTGCGACCCCTGCCTGATCAACGTCGTCGTACACCCCGACCGCGGCGTGCTGCTCATCGATTTCGAGAACCTCACACTCGCGACCGGAAACCGCTCCTATGACCTCTACGGCGCACGCGCCGCCGGTGTCGAACCCGCCTGGCCCGGACTCGGCCCAGACGGCGTGTACTGGAACGGACCATGGCCGTCGTGCCCCGGACCCTACTGGGACGAATGACAATGGAGCGGAGCATGAAACCCGGCGACAACGTATGGGTCGACTTCAACGGACTCGAACACGAAGGCACCGTCGAGAAAATCCAATCCAGCGGCTGGGTCAGATGCTCCATCGCCATCGACCCCGAATACGACTACGGCAGCATCACACCACGACTCACACCACACACCACAGTCGCCGTGAAAACCACACGCATAAGGCCACGATGACCCACACCATCGGCATCGTGGCCCACACCAAACGCGCCGAACAAGCACACCGGCTCATGGAAACCGTGGGCGCCGCATACATGAGCATCGACAACGGCGCACTCGGATGCGAAGCCAACCACCGCAAAGTGTGGCAACACCTCACCCGCCACAACACAACCTGGCTCGTGGTCCTCGAAGACGACGCCATACCGTGCAACAACTTCCGCGACCAACTCGACGCAGCGCTAGCAGTGGCACCCAGCCCAGTGGTCAGCCTCTACCTCGGGCGAGAACGGCCCCGCGAATACCAACAACGCATCGCCAAAGCCGCTGACACCACAGCACACTGGCTCACCTGCCGACGACTACTCCACGCAGTCGGAATCGCCATACACGCCGACCTCGTACCCCACATGCTCAACCAACTGCCCAACGGCAAACCCATCGACGAAGCAATCAGCGCATGGGCACGCCACCAAAGCCACACCATCGCCTACACATGGCCCAGCCTCATCGATCACGCAGACGAGACGCCAATGATCGCCACCAGAAACGACAACCAACCACGACCACCAGGCCGCGTCGCATGGCAACACGGAACACGAGACACCTGGACCACCGACACCCAACCGATCTGATGCCACGCGCGCCTAAGGTCTGCCGACACGCAGGCTGCACCACACTCACCACAACCGGCACATGTCCCCAACACACCACACACCGCTGGGGCAACCACCAAGGACGCAAAGTCCCACACTGGTTGCAGCGAGCCACCTTCCGGCGCGACAATTGGACCTGCCAAAGCTGCGGACACACCGCGACTCCCGGCAGTGGACAACTCCACGCCGACCACATCCAACCCCGATCACGCGGCGGCACAGACACACTCGACAACATGCGCACCCTATGCAAGGCATGCCACGCGCCGAAGTCCCGCGCCGAGGCCCGCGGATCGAACACCTGATCGAAAACCGGTCGAAAGTTAGCTGGAGGCGCGAAACGTGCCCTGACCTGCGCAAACGCCCACATGCCCGCAAGCCTCTGACCTGCGGAAACACCCCCCCAGCAACCCCCTCCCCGGGGGTCTGCGCGGCCCCGGAAGGCGC